CTGTAGCCGAGGACACACCGTAATCTCCTGTAGCTGAAGATGCACCGCAATATCCTGTCGCCGAAGACACACCGCCACTTCCCGTAGCCGAGGATACACCGCTATCTCCTGTAGCCGAGGACACACCGTAATCTTCTGTAGCATCCTGCATTGTGACGGTTTTGGATTTGGTAAAATCTATTGCAGCCTGAACAAGTCCGGCTATGCTTAATTTTGCACCAATTTTAATCTTAGTTGATGCAATTTTTGAATCTCTACCACAAAAAACGGATGAAAATTCGCCTGTCTGTTCAACTTCATGATATATACTTGTATTTGGTGGATAATAATCCAAACAAACTAAAGGGTGTTCACATGCATGAAAACCTTCATTACAAACAACAGCTTTACTTGTTTTATATTCTTTGCCTTCTTTATACTGAAAGCCTCTGCAAGTCATATCTTTATTAAAACCTTTGTAACTTTTAACTACTTTTGACATTATGTATTCTCCTTTACGCTCTTAATATTTTTAACCACAATTGTGGGTTTTGGAACTTTCTTCCTTTTGAGAATCATCGTCATTCTGCGATGCTCAATTATTGTGTCTTTGATGTTTATGTATATCATATTTGCAATGAATGGAATGAACAAAATCAACAATTCGCCACCGAGCATTTCTGATTTTCGTTCATTCACTGCTCCTAATCGAGCAATTACGAATAATGGAACTGTAATAAATATTGATATTGCACTTATCCAGAATCGCATTCTATGTAGTTCAGCTTTTAACTTCTTCATTGGGCTCTTTCCTTTCTTTTATTTGGACGGACTCAGTTCATTCTAATGAACAACCACAGACCGTTATGGTGACGCTTATCCGTCATGCGTCAAGGAGGTTACAAAATGAGTTTGTGCCGATTGCACTCACTTGTAAATGGTGGACTGTCAGGGAGTCGAACCCTGTACCCTCAAATTATGAGTTTGACGCTCTAACCTGTTGAGCTAACAGTCCATATGGTGACACAGAAGAGATTTGAACTCTCACTTTGCAAATTTTAAGTCTGCTGTCTCTGTCGTTGGACTACTGTGTCATATTCGGTATTGTGTAGATTGAAGGCTGACGGAACAACAGTCAAGGGACACTACCATTCCATTCAACGCCAAACTGAGTAACTGATCAGTATAAAGTCTTTCTACAATAACAGTAGATTTTTATTTTGAACCGCAAGGTTATAAAGCTACACAATACCGTTTGGCTGAGCAGGTGGGAATTGAACCCACGATACTGGAGTCAAAGTCCAGTGCCTTAACCGCTTGGCGACTGCTCAATATATTTGCAAGCAAAATGGTTTCCGAAAAACTTGCAATGAATTTTCATTAAGAATTTAATAAAATCCCACCAGATGTTATTAGCATCTACGCAAGTCTGCTTTGATACATTTCATAACATCCTGCTTAAATTTACGAGAATACTCCTTCATTACATTTTCAAAATACTCTTTTTCAATCATTGAGTAATATGCATATTTACCCATCATTTGTTGGAGTTGTGGCAACTCCCAAACTTTACCGCTTAGCCTATCACACATATAATTAAATAATGTAGCTTTGAACTCTTTTTTATTCTTATGACCGACTGTAATGTCGCAATTTTGATTATACATAACACCTAATACGAACTGATTTCCACTTTTAAACTTTGTTTTTTCTTTCTCAATCGTAAACGGAGCGTGAATTTGAGTTAGTGTTTCATGGATAAATCTAAGAACTTCGTCTGGATTAAACTTTCTGCGGTGTGAAACTTGTATATCATCGCTATATCGGGTATATATATAGTCTTTTTCACGGCACTTTTTTGTCATTATGTAGTCAAATGGTATCATCATAATATTAGTAAGCATTGGACTGATTGGAGTTCCTTGTGGCAAGCCCCCATTAAGAAAACATAAATCCAACGCCCTGCTTAAACACTCTTTTCCAAAATCTCGTTCAATAACTGCACTAAATGGAAATATTTGTGCCATCATAGACATAAGAAACTCTTTGGTAGTATTACCAAAAAAGTTTTGAAAATCAGTTGTTATCCACCAGCGACTATGGTTATACTGATGCTTGGAAACTGCATCCGAGGCTGTTCTATGTCGAACATAAGCGTATGCGTTGGTATGATGCAATGAAACACCCGCAGTCTCGAAAATCTCTTTTAAGTCCTTCAATGCTTCAGATAATTCATCATCTGGAGCACAGATTTCTCTCCATTTAACTCTGCCATATTCATCTAATTTCTTTTTTGGAATATAGAAATGAGAATAATGTTTTTCAATTTCTTGTCCAAGATAACTCCATTTTTTATTAAAGGCATCCAATGTGCCAACAATAAAATTGACATTGTATTTTTCTTTTGCACTCACAGGTATAAAATCAACTCTGCGAGTTACTGTGGCTGCCGCAGATTTAGTACCCCATAACCACTGTGGAGAATGTATATCTCCTTCAAGCCAACTCCAAATGTTAGGCTTCGATTCGGTTTTTGGCAAACACACATAGTAGCACATGATTGTCCCTCCTTTACATTACTACCGTGTCAAATTTATATGGAGAAGATATAATCAAAGGGCTTAATTTTCTTTCGGTAATCCATTTAAACAGATTCGTTGTGCCTTTAAGTACAATATCTCTTACAACAATAGATTCACCAATCTCTATTCCACATGCTGACACTGGAGTTTCGGCTTTTGCTTCTTCATGTGTGAAATTCATTGTTTTAATCAAATTATCCACACTTGGTTTATCTCTCCACTCTACCGCATAGTGCTGTGCATCGTATCTTGCAGTACGGTAATTCAACATTACCTTTATGTATGGATTAAGTCTATTCTGCTTGCAAATATTTCTGCACAAATCAATATTGTCAGCACAAAGAATTACGATTCCGTTAAGTCTCTGATCAATATAGCCTTTATCAAACACCTGAACTTCGATATCCGGATTAACGGAAAGCAAGATATTTTTTAATGACTCTGCTTTGTTGTGGTTTAAATCAGAATTAAAAAACATCTGGTTGCAAAGATTTTTACTTTCAACGAAATCAAAATCATATAATTTAAACTTGCAAAAGCCATATCTTGCAAGAAGCTCTGCCTGCGTACTACCTACGCTTCCGCATCCAACTATATGTATAGTGGTTGACAGCTCCTTCTGATATGGGTTAATATCTCCTAATTTACTTAAGTCCATTCCGTAAGACCTCCTTAATATATATACAGACTTGCCTGTTCAATCAATGAATCCCTATCGTTAGTTACCGCTCCTTTATGTACAAGATTACTCAACTCATCATGTACATTTTTGGCGTCCAAATAAGCAACACCAAATATATCTTGAATCTCTCCAATAGATAGTCTAATAGAACTCTGGCTTTTTACACCAGCATTGCCGTAGCTGTAAGGATATTCATAATACGAATACGATACTGGCTTTGGTTCTGTAACCATATCTTTTGATTCTTCCTTGAAAGACATCAATGTGTCGTAAACTTCAGGTGAAACACAAAGTATTTTTCCAAACGACTGAATATTATTTGTGTTTAATGTTATCTCAGGCTGAGTATCCTTACTTGTAGACTTATATGCTAAATTAAGCACACCATCATAAAGATATATATTAAAATCACCTTTTTTATTTATAATCATAAAGATATAAAAATCAGTATTATCAATCATTTTCACAATGTCTTGCTGAAATTCTGTATCAACAGATGATGCCGATGTTCCCATATTTACATGAGAATGCCCATGAAATCTAAGACTGTTATGTATATCATCTGGCAACTCAGTCTGCCATTCGTTATACTCTTCCTGAGAAGGCTCAACGGTTGTTCGAGTAACTACTTGAGGATATACAAAGATATCAGTAATAACAAAGTTGTTGTTTTGCCTTTCAACTGTGCCATGCCACCCCACCTCTTTGTCATTTACCTCAACAAGCATCATCATTTTAGCAAAAGCTAATGGAGTGAAAGATATTGTAGGTGTTTCCACACCTGTCGGTATCTTTAAAAGTTGCATTTTATTTTCTCCTTTCGTTCCATTCGTTTACTGTCATAACTTCTCCAGACTCCTTATCCATAATACACGAGTAGTCTGCCTCATTGAGCAGAGCTCCCAACCTATGCATCACCGTAGAATCCATAAAATTCAAATTTTGTGACGCAGTAAGAATAAGCTGTATTGCATAGCAGATATTGCCTTCTGCTAATGCAGTTGCGATATCTATTCTAAAACCTCCAAAGCAATCAAATAAAGCCAAATGAGGATGAGGCATATAACCGTATATATATGTCTCGTAAGCATCAAAAGAATTGTTATCAAGACTTATACCGATTCCACATTCGGTTAATAGATCAATTCTGCCATCAACCATCCAACATAAAACATCCTTACTTACGCTTGGCATATTATTAATAGTGGAATTTTCTGATTTTAATATTTCGGCAAAAGCATCTTCATCATACTGAGTAATCGGGTTACATACTACAAACTCAAGGTCTCCTCCATTAATTTTCACATTAGAAATCGCACTATTGTTTGTAAGCATATCTATCAATGCAGCATTATCATTATCATTATCGTTGTATAATGATAATTGTTTTTTGCAATCCAACAAGTTTTCGTAAACCTTTGTCGCATTGGCTACATAATGTCTATAATCCGATTCATAATTCTTAATCCTATCGTGTAGTCGATCAAGAGTGCGTTTCTTTTTATACTGCGTAAGATCGGCAATTTGAGCATTTAACACAATCTTCGATAATCCTTTTTCTTCTGAAATTTTGTCGGCTAACTCGAACAATTTATCATACGAACCTTGGCTTATTCCATCAACAATTGGTTTGAATTTGTTTTTGATCTCTTTTGCAGTGCAAACAAAGTCAAACAGCGGAATAAGAAAAACAGCTATCGTTTCTGCTGCACATTTTGCATTAAACGGCTCTGTCCAAAAAATATACTGATTGCCGCCAACCCATCCTTTTGATTTATTGTGGGTTAATTCGCAATATTTATCATAATTCTCATACGATTCCACACTACAGTTAAATTTCTTATTAATTTCCTCCATGGTGGGTTCTATGTCGTTAGACCATATATAAACAGCTTTGTCTGTTGCGGCTCTCTGTGGTGCCCGTGCGCCGGAAACACAATCAAAAAATATAGATGGCAAATCACCGTTCTTAGTATAATAAGGTTCGTAAACACATTTGACAAATGTTTCGATTATCTTGGGGCAATCATCTCCAAATGTAAGACGGCTATCAAAACAACTCCGAGTGTATAAATTTGTAATTAAATCCATTTTCTATTCCTGCCACTCAAAATGTGTTCAAATATACTCAAACACATCGAGAAATTAAAGTCCTTGCGGATACTTCTTACTGCTTCGATGTGTATGCTTTGGCGATTGTAAACAATACGCTACTCACAAGTTCGTGTACACTCCACAGTCGTAAATTCCTGCGATAGCCCGCAGTACATACTTACGTTTGCGTTTATTATGCAACTTCGTAAGTTAAAGCATCTCTTAGATTAAGAGCAGCATTGAAATCCCTATCCTCAACATAGCCACAGTCACAACAATATATTCTATCTGAAAGCTTCAAATCTTTCTTGATAGCACCACAGCAATGACATATTTTGGATGATGGATACCATCTGTCTACGACTCTTAATTCAATACCATTTTCATCACATTTTGCTTTAAGCTTGGTTCTAAATTCATAGAACTTCTGTGACGCAACAGCTTTTGAAAGATGTCTGTTCTTCATCATTCCTGATACATTCAAATCCTCAATAGCTATATAAGATGGTTTGGCTTTCACTATCTCAGCTATTGTTTTATTGATATAGTCAGTACGGATATTATCTATTTTATGATGAAGTCTTTGTACTTTGAGCTTTTGCTTTTGTATATTCTTTTGAGTGGACTCTCCTTTCTTTAAGTTCTCATATTTTCGTGAGAGACATCTTTGTTCTCTACGCAGTTTCTTTTCCAATTTTTTAATTCTTGTTGACTTATTGATATTTTTATAAGTTTTACCATTGGAAACAATCGCCAAGTCTTTTAAACCCAAGTCAATTCCTATACCACCATTGCTATTATTAGCAATCTTAACGTCGGGAATTTCTACAAGAACTGACACATAGTATCTGTCTGCTTTGACGGATACTGTACCGCTTTTGATTTTCCATCCGTCTTTAGTTGTTGGTATATAGCCTTTTTCTTTAATGCGTACCCAACCTAAAGTGGGTATGTTCAACCTATGTCTCTCACATCTACAGTCTTTAGTATTGTTCTTTACGAAATACATTTTTACATCAGATTTACCTTTCTTTTTGAAATTAGGAAAAGCGCTTTGATGTTTAAAAAATCTTGTAAATGCAGTACATCCATCTTCAATAGACTTTTTTACAGCTTTTGAATATGCTTTTTTAATCCATATTTTATCAGGATTATTAGGAATATACTCATTATTAAGCCATACGCTGAAACTCTTACCAGTCATAAACTTTTCACCGTTATTATATAAAGTTTTGTTGTGACCGAGATAGAAGTTATAGACGTACCTACAAGTGCCAATAGTCTTGTTAATCTTGATTTTTTGCTCAATCGTCGGATTTATTTCCGTCTTGAAACTCTTTAGCAATTTCCTCCTCCCTCTTTATTTGTTTTTTATACTTACGAAGCCCATACAACCTGCAAGAGAATACATGAAGTATAGAAACAATATCCTGTACGAGTTCTTCCTGTGGTGATAGTTCTTCGTTGTTCACTACCACAATGCTTGTATTAAACTTCATACAGAATTTTTCAAACCAATCGTAACCAAATCTGATAAATCTGTCTTTATGAGTTACTATTATGGTTTTTATTTTCTGTTCCATTACTTCATTTAATAATTCATTCCACTTTTTACGATTATAATTAAGACCACTTCCATAATCCTCAATACACTGGTCTATAATAATACCTTTAGCATTACAAAACTGTCGCAAAAATGCAACTTGATTCTGTAAATCATCTTTTTGATTTCTTGTAGACACTCTGGCATAAATAACTACCTGACGTTTATCATTTTCAATATTTATGCCTTTGAATTGAAGGTACTAATCATAGGTATAATAACGCCTATCAGTTGGAGTTCGATTTGCCTTTAAAGTTTCTTCTCTGTCCCAGCGTTGCAATGTCTTAACAGACACACCTAACAGTTCAGCAAAATCTTTTGGCTTATAATTGGTGATATTTGATGTATTCATAATAATTTACTCCTTTGAGTATATTTAAACACATTTAATCACATTTGACTATATATTCAATTACTTATTTTCTTCTCCTTAGTCTTTGGCATTTCTAAATACAATTGTAGCAGCGGGAAGACGCCTGCGGGAAGCTTGGTCGTTGGGATTGGTTGATGTAATCATAGCTGCGATGTGGCTATTTCAGCGTCAAATCGTGGATTCGAAATCTCCTTTCAGTTGTAACCCTTGGGTTTGTGAGATAGTCGCCGCTACTAGTTTTTATCACCGTGCATTTCCTTCACCTTGCCTTCAGCATCCTCCCTGCCGGATGACTCTTCTGCTTCTAACCTTTCTGATACTTTACTTTAAGTAAAGCAGTCTTTCGACAATGCAAATGCCAAAGGGAGAGCGTACTCTCCCTTGTTTCAAATCAAATTATGCACAATCAGCTTTGACGACCGATGCAAGAATGTATGTATCCCTTGCGCCAACAATGTCAGACAGTGTTCTGTTGACATCCTGTGCAGATACCACAACGCCGTTAAGATTGAGAATACCATTACCCATTTCGAGCTGAGCTTCATTGAAAGCCTGCTGAACTGTCATTTCATCCGGGTTGCCAATTATTGTTTTTGACTTAAGATTGTTCTGAACTTTAATGCTTTTCATTATTATTTCCTCCTTGTTTACGCTGTTACAATCGAGCCGACAATTTTTGCAATGTTTGCATCAATATCAATACAAGCTTCTGATACATTTCTTTCAATCTGTTCAAGATTTGTCAGAATTGAACCAAAGTTTTCTGCAATCCACACCTTTGTGTTGTTGGCAGCTTCTGATGGGAGAGGAATTGTAATTGATGCTTTTGACGCTGTGTAAGAATTACTTACAAAAGAAATTCCGCAATCGCTAAAACTCTCTCTGTGTTCGCTTGGCTTTACAGCGAAAAGCATATTGCCATCGTCATCCTTTAAGGACAATACATCTGGCTTGTGTTTGTAAACTTTAAAAAGTTCCTCCATTGAAAAGTTGGCTTCAATAACCATCACATTGTTTAATGTTTTTACAGTCATTTTGTGACTCCTTTCTGCCTCGTATGGCACTTTAATTTATTTCTACTTTAGCATTACCCAGTTACACCACGAGGAGGTAGTAGTTTTGTAACCGCTCACCCCTATCTAAAGGGGTGCTGTAACATTTCTTAAATAAAGATGGAACTTGAGGAGAGTCTGTAAATTAAGCTTTTGTTTGCTACTAAATTTGGGTATTATGCACTTATCGACTACTAAAGTAATCTTTCTCTGTGCTTTTGCGTTTAAGCTTGGCTTCGGAAAGTGTCCTTTTGGTCTAAGAACTTTGATTTCTTTGAGGACATCCCGTGCCGGTTGCTGTCCATTTTCGATTCGCCTCCATGCTGTATCCCTTTCTTCTCTCTAACCTTTCTAACACCTTACTTTAAGTAAGGCGGCTTTATTTAATAAAGCAAGCAAATGTTACATTATTCAAATCCTATTTCTTCATACGCTTCAACAGCTTCTGTTTCGGTGTCACCCGAACACAACACATTGCCATGCTCATCAATAACTTCAAAGTGACCATTCTTTGCAATTACCGTCATATCACCCCTCACCTCCTACTCTTAATGCTGCCTCTTTTAAAACTGCAACATAATTATCAATCTTCTCTCTATCGGATTCTTTTGCTTGTGGCAAACAAAAACGAATTGTTTTTGCGATATTGTCAAGTTCTCTTGACAACTTTTGATCTTCTGTCATAATGTTTGCTCCACAATGTGAGCAATAATATGAACCCACTTCGTGTTTATCTTTACCACACTTAGGACATGCCTTTTTAATGCCTACAAGACTAACAGATGAATTAGCCGATGCTCTGACTAATTTAGAAACAGTGGGATATGATACCCCATACAATTCAGCTATGTTTTTCATTTTTTCGCCTTGTCTATAAGCCGACACAATCTGGGCTTTTAGTTCCTTACTAATAGTTCTGCCTGCCATTTTTGTAATCTCCTTCTACTGTGATATTGTGTTTTGTCATCAACATAATTTACTTTATAACCTCCCTAAAATTGTTTATATGTTAGATATATTCCCAAATATCTGGAAAATTATCATCAGGTATAAATTCCAACTCTTTCCTATAACAATACCAGCCAGAATACTGCCCAGACTTCCCGTCACAGTTATGAAAATACTCATTAGGATGCGAAAACTCAACAGCTATCGAATCACTATCGTTGTCAATAGCACAAACTCTGCCTACTACCCCTACATACGGAAAATTAGGATAAGCTGATAGTATTGTCGGAAGTATTTTTACCTTATCTCCAACCTTTAGCATAAGAAGCTATTCCTCCTGTTCTAATCGTTTAATTATTAAAATACGACAGTAATTTTCAATCGCAATTTCGGTTGTCTTGGTTTCGATTGTTCGCACAATCTGAGATGTAACCTTTACACCGAAATCCCTCAATACATCAATATGTTCATCACGAATATCTTGTATTGTTTTGATACTCTCGTACACTCTAACCACCTCTTTTTAGGTAAAAGAAAAGTGTATGCAAAAATCTATCGCATACACTTAATTGGTTTATATTTACTTTTTGTCACTCTGATAAAAGAGTGATTTTATGGTGGCGGTTTTGTTTTGACTCGCAACCGCTAAACGAGTTACCACTCGTACACATAGTGCGGAAAATCAATCTCCATACCGTGTTCCTCCGTAATTTCATCATAGCCAACCCACAAAAGAGTAGAGTGTTCCAACAAAGGATGTAGTAATTCAATCTGCTCTTTGTTTAGTATAATTGGATGGTTGGCTGTAACACTCACCATAAAACAATCTCGAAACGAGTCGATGGTAGTTTCTACATTAACCCCATCTATGCCTTCAAACAGTTTCTTCAATCCGTTAATTTGTTTTACACTAACCGGATCAACCACTCTTGCTTTGGCTTTGTTTCGTGCTTCGTTCATCCCCGTAAGGCAATTGAGTAAAAATTGTCCTTCTGGGCAATCCGGATTTTGTTCTCCTGCCTCTTGTAGCATTTTGAGCATTTTCTCGTGAGTCTCATGAGCGTTCATCGCACTATTGTCTTTATTTTCTGGCAATCATATTCCTTCCTCTCTTTTAATGACAAACATCGTTTATCTTGCCGTGATATAATCACGCTTCAGGAATATTCTACCATTTTTTACACGAGTATTCAAGCGAACATACTTTCTATTCGAGTTTTGCGTACTGTCTTGACTTATGGCAAATCTTAGTCATAAGCAACTCAGACATTTTCTGAGACAGCTTCGGAAATTCAAGCCTTACTCTGCTTGAGCCTCTATCGGGACGAGCGGCTTCAAAAGTCACTTCTTTGTCATGAAGAAACTTAGCAGCATATTCATACGCATAATTTTCCACCCATACAACTCCCATCTCGGTATCCCTCCTATGGTGCAATTAAGACTAACAGTTTGCAAGACCAGTACAAGCCAGTCAAACTTAGAGCTCCTGCTAAACAATAGCCTACTGTCATTATAGCAAGCTCAAGGTTAGTCAATTTATTATGTTTTTGTGGACGCATAGTTTCCCTCCTTAATAAATCCGCTGAGGATAGTAGCAGTTATCAGCGGTATTATAGTGCATTAAGGTTAAATGCACGCCGTTTCTCATACAAACCCTAACCAACTCCGCCGTCACCGAGGTCAGTCCGGTTACATAACAGATAAGATCGTGCTTGCCTTCGTATAAGCAGACATCATTATTGTCTGCTTGGTTAATCCCTACGCCGTAGTGGGTGCGAACATCTACGACATTTTCGATGAAGTCCTCAATCGTTTTACGAATTGAAGCGAAATCCATTACATCATCAATTGGTTGATCGAAGATGTAACGCTCAACAGGCATTTTATGCCTTCCTTTTATTAAACCGGCTGCAACTGTAAGAGTATTGTTGTTCATTATTTCCATCGTTTAATAACCTCCTTAAAAATAAGCATACGCTTTGGCAGCGGTTTTTGTTTTGACTCGCAACCGCTAAACGAGTGTACTTAGATATTACTTCTGTTCAGTCTCATCCTTATTTTCATCCTGAGCAGTCAATTCAACAGTCGGAACAGTTTTATCCTCGACTTTGATTGAGATGTCATAGCGGTTGATAAGCTTGTGCATCAAGTTTGCACAAGCCTGTACAACCTTCTCAGGTGAGGCGGTCTGATAAAAAGCCTCAGTTTTGGTCATTCTTGCTGTAACAATAAAGTCCAGCATAAAATTACACCACTGAGTTGTTACTACATACTTATTCTCGTTTTTGCCATTATCGACAAACCAAAGCTCATCGATAACATCCTGCAAAGCCTTCTTGAGCAAAGTTTTAGATGGCACTTTGCTCAAGAGCTGATCCTGTGCCACAGCCCTTTTTGAAGACTGATAAGCGTGATTGAACCCGCTAATGATGTTTTTACCATTAGCGACCTGTGTGGTCTTGTATAGACTCACATAGTAAGCAAGCAGTGTTGCTGCTTTGCCGAGCTTATTGCCGAAACAACGAGCTTCTGCATTGAATGCCAAAAAGTTAATCTGCTTAGATACAGTTACAACACTATATGTAACTGCCCCCAGCGTTGCCTCACCCTTGATTGATTTATAATCAAGGAAGCCTGCTTTTAACACTTCAAATGCCGGATGCTCAGCCTCAAGAAAATTCTCAAAGCAGTATTTTGTGAAATAATTGTTGTAATCATCCTGAGCATCTTTAGCATCCTCATTTGCTTTTGCAAACTCAGCCAAGTTTTCACTCTCAGCGGCTGTCTGCAATACTTTTGTAGCTTTTTCAAGAGCAGCAAGCTTGCTGTCAAGCCCATCAGATGAGGTCTTACGTGATATCGTTTTTGTTCCTACGATTTCTTTTACCATTACTTCAGTTTCTGTCATTTTGAACACTCCTATTATTAAAATATTCGTGTGCAACAAAGCACACAGCTCAGGTAACAGACCAAGCCATTACCTCAGGTGTGTGCTTTGCAGAATGATAGAAAACAAGTATGTATATTAAAAGGCTCAAGGCAGATATGAAGGCATCTTTGTCACCCGACACTCAAGGTCTTGAGCAGAATACAAGTCACCCGCCTCAGATCTGAAACGGACTTGCTCAGGTTAGCCAAGAGCCTTTAATAGTTATTATTGTTGTGATTTGGATATTATGACACTTGTTCACTTCAAGCGGTTTAGCGAAGATTTCAGCCATCTTCCTTGTTTACTCAAGTCTGCACTGTTTCATTACAGCGAAACTACCCGTTACAATCTGGATGCAACGACGCCACCATTCAACAATCTGCTTCGGCTTCCACGAAGCTCCATCGCCCTTAAGCGGAATGTTCCGCTCTGTGACTGCATTTTTGGTGCAGCCCCACAGGTGGGCAAACGATACGCCGCTCGGCACGCTCTCACGCTTATCCGAAACGAAATTCAAGACCTTTTCGAGTTCCGCAGTACGACTCAAAACCTTCATTTCAAATCATTGCACCGCAAAATCGGTGTATCTTGCGTGATATCGTTTTTACAATTACAAATAACTAACAAATGTTTACCGCTTGTTTGCGGTTTTGTTTGTTTGTTGTTTGTTGTTTGCTCTATATATACGAAATAGAAAGGGCGGTTTTTAAACGGCATTATATATAAACTATATTTTTTTAAAAGAATTATAACATACATATTGCACAAATTGAGCAAAAAAAGCATAAAAAAAACGCCCACTTCCGAAAATCGGGAGTAGGCGAAACATTGCAAGCCTATTTGTTTTTTACAAAATCATAAAACATTGTGCTATACTGATTTTTGTATTTGCTCAAGGTCGTTGCGCTAAAACCTAACCTTGCTAAAATTGAATAATCAGCAAGCCCCGTGCATTTTAGCATTAAATACTGACAATATGCTGCAAAAGTTTTAGGCTTGATAAATTGCGTGTTAATATAAGTGTTGTAAAAATCATCAATAATACTTTTGTATGCTTTAAACTCTTGTAACGCCCGTGCGTCTGATTTATCTTGCAAGGTGTCAGCAAGCGTCAAGTCTTGCGCCGTGGGTGCTTGCAAGCTGATTGTGTCGGCGGAACGCTGAGAATATATATAATTGCTTGTTAAGTTGTACATATACTGCAAGCCCGTTTGTTGGCGCTCACAAATATATGTGTCGTTTGCCTCCGTGACTGTATCACCGTTGCCGATGATAAACACACGGCGCAAGCCGTTGACCGTCATTTGATAGATTGAGCCGTCAACAAGCGTATGTTTGTCTTTACTGTATTTGTGTTTCGTGGTCTTGAGTGTGTATATCTGACTGAGTTTGTTTTTTAAGTCGAGTAAACTTGTACATGAGCTTGCTACATCCCACACGGTTAAACCGTCGAGCGTGAGCGGTTCGTCAAGCCCCGTGTGCAATAGGTCGGCAAAAAAAGATAATGACTTATTAGGGTTATATGTTAACAGATAGCCAATATGAGATTTGACCGTTTGAGTAGTCCATAATTTAATGGTGTGTGTTTTTTTGTCGTGGTACTGTTTCAGATAGTTAAAATTCAAGTCTTTAACCGTTTGTTTAATTGCTTGTTCAATTTGAGCCGGCGCCGTTATAGCCTTGCTAATCTGTTGATAATCAGCGTATAAGCCGGGTAATAATTCCTTGATCTTATTGTTCCGGCAAACCTTGCAAGCAATCTGATATGTAAGACTGTAAATGTTTGCGTACCCACGGTTTAACCGTGCAATCTTGTACAAGCTGCGTACATAGTCTTGAATAGTCTTGTTGCGTAGTGTGTTCTTGATTTCCTCTTTGACAAGCTTGTTGCAACCGTTGAAACAAGATAACGGAATATAAGCCTTGTGCCATGTGCCGTATAGTGTGACAGCGTGATTGATTTTTTTCATGATAGCCTCCTTAATTTTTGTGTTGCATATGCAACAATTTTTTGTCCTATGGGATAACCCATGTATATACTATACCATACCCGAACCGCAAAAGTCAAGTCATTTTTATTTCTTGCCGACTATAATGATTGCAAAACATATATATACTATGAAATGAATATTTATACAAAAAAATGTATAATTTTCACTTCACAAAATTGCACAATGTTATATGGGGGATATATTCCATATTTTTAGTGTGCATAATTATGCTTTATGTTTGCAGTTACTTCTCCTCACAGTCAGGCTTAAAATCTCGTATTTTTATTTTCTCTTTTTCTCTCTCTCTCTACAAATCCTGAAATTTATTTCCTATACAAATGGTGAATTTGTTCCGATAAAAATATCCTTTACAAAAAATAATGAATATACTTGCATTTCCATAACTTGGAATTTTTTCAAAAAACTTTGATTTTTAAGTCATTTTTACTTGACATTTTTAGGATATATGGTACAATTAGTTCAGAAAACAATTTAGAAAGGATGTTCGATACATATGAAAACTGAGAATAACAACCTAATCTATGTAGACTTCTCACAGCCTATACAACCTGAGAAATTAGTTAGACAAAACAATAAGCTCCGAGCGTCAGCTCAACTCACAGTACCCTCAGAAATTCAAAATATAGAATCTTACGAAAGACACGATGTAGATCCTATCAAAGATACCCATACATTAAAAAGTATCTCTGATTACTTAATCAGTAAAGGTAGATACAGAGACAACATGCTTTTTATATTAGGAATCAATTTTGGATTAAGAGTCAGTGACTTAAGGTTACTTACCTTTAATCACTTATTAGAGGTCAAGAACCAACAGTTAGTGTTCAAAGAATACTTTCCTATCATCGAATTAAAAACGAAAAAAACAAGAAGAAAAAAAATCAATAGGGTAGTTACCATTAACTCCGCAGTTATGGATGCCGTAGAATTGTTCCTCAACCACAATTCAAAAACTCTCAATGACTACTTATTTACTGGTGACAACAGTAACCGTTCTAAGAACTTAGGTAAGCCTTTAACCAGAGAATATATATATAGTATTCTTAAAGGCTTAGAAACTGAATGTAATCTTACAGAAAAAGTAGGTACTCATACATTAAGAAAGACTTTTGGTTATCATCAAATGGCTATGAGTAACTTTAGCAACGATAAGCTTTTATTATTACAGGAAATGTTTGGACACAGTTCTCCTTCCATTACATTAAGATATATAGGCTTAACACAAGATATAATCTTGGCTTCCTGCAAGAAACTCAACCTTGGTACAGATTACAGTTATGTAGTTAATAGCAATTTAGAAGCTACTAATCTCTTCCAGTCACTTGCATAAAGGAGTAACTACTGTTTTAGTTTTTTTCTTTTCCCTTGTTGGGAAATGAATTTATTGAACATAGACACACTCTCTTGCAACTACTATCTACGGATTCTAAGGTAAAGTTTAGAGTAAAGGAGCTTAATGAACGATTGGCAATCTCAGAATAAGCTTGCTGTTCGAGAGAATTAAGCGACCAATACATTTGTCTGTAAAGGCTTAGTCTGCAAAACTTTTGGGACAAATGTATTCCTTAACTTAATATACAGAGGGAGCGCAGGCTTTGAAAAGTGGAAGACAAGCTAAAAACTCCAGTATTTATGGACTTTTCTCTTACCTATCTCTATATATTAAAAATTATACAGAGAACTTTTTGAAACAAGCGAACTAGTTCAGCTGCCCCAAAATGGTGGAAACCCGCATTGGCATTGGGGGTTTGGGTTTTTTGTGACAAAAATGAACACCATGTTATAAGTCTTGAAAGGAGTGATTTTGATGTAGAGGCAATTCACACATCAACACAAACATTTACTTGTAAAGGAGAGAGAGTTTATTACGAACAACAACCAACGAAATACACATTATATAAAGGAGGTCTGCAAGTGGAATTGAATGTTGTAAATGCTCGTATGGGGCAAGGAAAAACTTCAGCAGCTATTAATTACATTAACAACTCATCAGGAGATGAACATTTTATTTTTTGCACTCCGTATTTGTCGGAAGTTGAGAGAATTAAAAGCAGTTGTGTCAATAAAGAGTTTGTAGAGCCACAAGAAGATCCCACAAAAAAAGAAGGGCTGAAAAAACTTATTGCTGAAAACAGAAACATAGTAATTACTCATGCTTTGTTTATGTTATTCGATCAGGATATACGACAATTGTTGTTGCAACGGGGGTATATTTTAATCCTTGACGAAACTATTACACCTATTGAGAGTTTACACATCTCGCAAGGGGACGCTCTATCAATCAGAGAGTTTTTAGCTACTGAAGCTGACGAGTTTGGATGTGTAAAATGGACGCAAGATAGTTATACCGCAGGAAGTTTGAAGTATATTCGAGATATGTGTTTTAGTAAAACTTTATATGATACAGGCAGTCAGTATGTTAAACTCTTCCCTATCGAAAATTTCAGAGCTTTCTGTCAAGTCTTTATTCTTACTTATATGTATGAGTCTTCTATCATATCGCTCTATTTTAACTTATTCCACATAGAACCAACATATTGGTGGATAGACGGCACAGATTACACTAACTATACTTTTGTACAAGAAAAGATTAATTATTATTGTGCAGACTATTCTCAGTTAATACATATATGCGATAATGAAAAAATGAACGAAATTGGCGATCCTGCCACAGCACTTAGCAAGCATTGGTATCAAACCCATAAGGATGAAATTAGTGTCCTAAAAAATCATTTATATAATTTTTTTAGATGGATAGCACCTGCTAAATCTAATGAGCGTATGTGGACAAGCTTTAAAGATTACCAACACAAGCTCAAAGGTAAAGGATATACAAAAGGATTTATACCGTGTAACCTACGAGCATCCAATGAGTTTAGAAATAAAACAGCAATTGCCTATCCGGTCAATAGGTATATTTCACCTGTTTTTATAAGATTTTTTGAGAACAAAGGCGTTACGGTCGATGAAGACGGTTTTGCTCTCAGTGAAATGCTTCAGTTTATCTGGAGAAGTGCAATCAGAGATAACAAAGAAATTAACATCTATATCCCATCCTCAAGGATGAGAAATTTACTGGTCGGTTGGATAAATAATAATAAATAAAGGAGTCCAACCCATTGAACAAATATACATTTAACTACACAGCAACAGAGAATTTTACAGCAGAGGAGGTGAAGGATTGTCGTAAATGCCTCTGGTTTGACCTGTGTGGCACGAACAGTTTACCTTGTACAAATTACTCTGCCGAAGAAATAATCGCTCAGGAGGTCACAGAGGACATGAACGAGCGTATTATGGCTTACGCAGAGGTTGTACACGAACTAAATGATGAAGACAACACATATTCGCTTATGTATGAGAGCGAGGTGAGTGTTGTTGAGTGATTATATACACGGAGTAAACATCCTCTCTTTGGATGCTAAAGATGTATTTATCGCAAACCATTATAATAAACCCGATAGTGTAGGTTATAACATCCGTTATCGCAACGGAGATATTAACTACCGAAAATTTATTAACACACTTCCTCATAGCAAAGAACTTCCGAAAATCATTGAGGTATATAAGAAGGTGTTCCGAAATAATCGCTTTTCCTGTACGGTCAACGGAAAAGAATACACTCAGAAAGTTATTAACATTACTTTCAATTACAGTAACAAAGAATACAATAGAATAACCGCTAACATTTATGTGAAATTCGGCTATCGTTTAGATGAATTAACCTTACAAGATTGTGTCTGTGTTAAGGACGGTGAACTGCTTGCTATTCAGACAGACACTCCTACAGAGTTTCCTATACATAAAGATGTACTTGGCAAATACTTTTATTACGATGATGGAATGTATAAGGCTAAGAACAACATAAAGGTGTTACACTCGGTTGGTGATTTACGAGCCGACTTGTACGCAAACGGTTTTGTTTGTGATGGAGTAAAATATGTAAGATATAAAAGAAGCAATGGCAGTTCCCGCTTAGGAAAATGCTTATTCATTGATGAGAATTTATATAGAGGGATTTTTAATTGGTCTAAGTGTGGTTTAACTATCAAACAGGGGCAAGAAATAGATTTGCCCGCATTTGAGTCCTATACAGCGTTACCTTTGAGTAGCACTATTGCAAGCCTGTATATTCAGCCCGAAAATATTTTACTTGTAGACGATTATGAAGATGTGTTTACAGATAGAGTAATGACCACCCGTATAGATGAGGGTGTATTAAAAACACAACCAGAAGAGGTGGAGATATGTAATAGCATTTGGGATGGGCAATCTCTTATGGATGTTAGTCTTTTTGGAGAATATCAGTATAAAGGTTTTTTATTATTGCGTAATAGATTTTTTAAGTCAGCTTGTTTTAACACTAACCTTCAACGATGGTTTGCCGACAACGGTATTACTGATGTGTCACAGCTTAATGGATATACACGAGCTAAATGTATACAGGATGTAAAACTCGTAACTACTCCAAGCAGTATTAAATATTTGAAGTTTGGAACATTTGAAGCATGGCTTGACAATCTCGACACAGAATTTGGCATAGTTAAGTACGAAAAGCCGACTCATATTATGGACGGTAAATTAGTTCAAACCCATTATCAGCTTTTAAATACCTTACAGTTATCACAAGAAGATATGGAAGAGTTTTTGAAACCTTCAAAAGACTATCTAAAAGCCCTTAAAACGGACGAAACTGTTTTGAGGTATCACATTAAGGCTCAGACAAATAACACGCTCACAGGCGAAGCCATAGCCTCTAAAAACGATTTGGTGTACACTTTGCTTGGTATTAATGACAAGTTTTGTGATACTAAATTGTATTATGACACAGTAAGAGAGACTATTAGATCTTATAAGAATAATATGAAGAGAGGTCATATTTCCGTAGCTGGTAATTACTCAACACTTGTAGGAAATCCTTATGAGATGCTCCTACAATCAATTGGTAAATTTGACGGTACATCTCACTTGGGTATAGGTAATATACATTCAAAAAGATTTGCCTATAATCAAAAATTATTAGGATCAAGAAGTCCTCATTGTTGTACAGGCAATGTATGGGTTGCTTATAACAAAGAGTGTCCGGAAATAGACACATACTTCAACTTTACTAAAGAGATATTGTGTATTAACAGCATAGGAGAAAATGTTTTGCAACGGCTTAATGGCTGCGATTTTGATTCAGATAGTGTATTAATCACAGACAATCCCATTCTATTAAAGGCAGCAATTAAAAACTATGATAAATGGCTTGTTCCAACGAATATGGTAGAAGCTAAAAAAATCAAGAGGCATTACACCGTTAATGACTTAACAGACTTGGATATTAAGACAAGCGAAAATAAGATTGGAGAAATTATTAACCTTGCACAAGTGCTTACAAGTATTATGTGGGATAATATTAATAACGGGGTATCGTTTGAAAGTGTACAACCCATATATACCGATATCTGTCAGTTGTCTGTAATGTCTAATATTGAAATAGATAAAGCTAAAAAAGAGTTTGATGTACAAATGACAAAAGAACTCGAACGACTAACCACAAAGTATCTCAAAGACGAAAACGGAAGCAAGCCACTGCCAGAATTTATGTTAGAGGTGAGCAAACAAAAAGCCAATCATAAAAGACATAAACATTGTACTTCTCAAAATAAGACTTACCGTTGTTATGATACCTCTATGGACTATCTTGAAAAATCAGTGCGTAAGCGTATAGTTGGTAATGATAAGCATCCTATGTTGCCTTTGACTTCTTTTATTGATTTCAGGCCTCACTCTTCACATATCAACAAAGAGCAAGCCGATGAGTTTATTTATACTGTAAGAAAGAAGCAAAGTGAAATAAACGCTGTATGGCTAAAAGAAGAATCGTCGAATATAGAAAAGCACGAGCAGGCAGAACAAATTTATCAAGACTTATTGACATATGTGTCTTATAAGAGAATTGGTTTAAGTACAATGAGTTATTTGCTACACGAAGCTGAGAAACCGACAAACAAAGACATATACCGCCTATTGATTAAAATATTATTCTATTCCCTACCTAAAGATTTCTTATATCTTCTGCGTAAAAGCAAAACCCCAGTACAAAAATTAAAAATGTGTGAACAAGGAGATATAGAATTTTTTGGGGTTAGATTTAAAAAAGCATAAAAATTTTACCCCGATTATAGTCATAATCGGGGCGATTTTTTGCAATTTTGGGGTACTTCCCGCCCTTTTTTGACATTCGGACACCCAAAAATCTCGAATTTTATGCGGTTTTTTGCCTTGCGAGTTAGGCTGTATAGGGGGACTAAATACAACACCCCATAATATACTATCATTTCTTGCATTGCAAGTCAAGTGATAAATTGAATTTAAGGAGTTTTTACAATTATTACAATCACAAAAAAAGAGAGTCAGATTATACGCTCAGAGTTTCCTGATGTATGGATTCCCCAGACAGGACGAGGAAAGCCTGCAAAAAGACACAGAAGATATTTGCCAGAAGTGACCGAATATCTCCGTTTGATTGCAGACACAAATATTGAGGCAGCTAAAATACTTAAAGCAAAAAATCGTGCCTCTAAACAGAGACGAAAGGGTTGAGCGTCTTACTATGCAGAAAGCTAACACAAATAAATATATAGACAATTGGTGTTTACAGCGACCAGACGAAACCCACGAGGAATGGAAAATCAGGCTAATAGTAGCTAAAAAGAACGGAGAGCTAAATGGCACAAAATTTCCTTTGAAATGGTCTCAAATTGTAAGCCTGCTTGGTGAGAGCGTATCATCTGACCACTTTAGAAAATATGCGTCAGGTGTATATGACTATTATAATTATAAAAATCAAGATAATGTGAGCACAAGAGTTCTTTCAATATCGGATTTGCATTTTCCTTATTGTAAGCCTCTTAGCACATTTGAGAAATACATAGGCCGTGTAGATATATTGCAATTAAACGGAGACCTTGTAGACTGTGCCCAGTTGTCAAAATTTACGAATAAGTCGAAATATGTAAGCATAACCAAAGAACTTATCAGAGCAAGACAATATTTAATTGACCTGATTCATTTGTTGAATCCAAAAAAGGTAATTGCAAACAACGGCAATCATGATTTGAGAATAGGTGATTATATTGCAAAAAAGACAAACAGTGAATTATGCGACATAATGCCGTCATCTGTACTTGATTATATCTTCACAGACGGATTTATTGATTATGATAACGAAATAGGAACGAAAACTGAGTATTCTCCCCTGACGCATGTATTCAAAGATAGCAACATTGAAATTGAATTTACAGGTAAATGGTACTCTCAGTTTGGTGATACGGTATTCTGTCATCCACGAGCATACTCTTCAGTAATGCTTAAAACCGCAGAAAAAGCTTTGTATTATTTTCGCAACGAGGGATTTGATTTTAGAAATATTGTTATGGCTCATACTCATCGTCAAGGGTATTATGTCATCGGAAATTCTGCAATCTATGAACAGGGAGCTTGTTGTGAAACAAGAAAAATGAAATATAGCGAAGGAAGATTGGTTAATTCTCAGAAAGAAGGATTTGTATATATGTGTTTCGATGAGCACGGTCACGCTATTCGTGAGAAAACCAAACTTATGTCTTTAAATTAAGGATGTGGTTATATGTTTAATAAAGAAAAAATGTGTGCATATAACCAAGAACTAATGGATAACTTTGAAACATATTTGAGTTATGAACCGTACTCTCCTGCCACTGTAAAGCACTATGTTGACGACACACGGATGTTTCTTAAGTGGCTATGGCATTTTAACAAAAATAAGTCTTTTACGAAGTGTACAAGTGAAGACATCAATAACTTTATTAAATATATGAGACACGAACGAGGAGTGTCTTATCAAAGACTTTCGGCAATGCGTAGATCCCTTCGTTTCTTTTGTCAATATGTTAAATACATAGAAGGAGACGAAGTGAATATTATTTTTGAGTAGGTGGTGAAATATGCCGAAGCGAAGTGAACGAATATGTATGTTAAATCAAGAGAAGCTAAAAAAAATCAATCCTGAAACACTCAAACTATATCATAAATATTTATTAGATATGAAAATCAGAGAGCTTTCAGAAAAGACAATTTATAATTATTATAATGATTTAGCTAACTGGTGGATTTATATATACGATTATCAAGACAATAAATCAGTTAAAGAGATTGATGATTCAGATATTTCTGAGTTTATCGTTTATTGCAAAGATCAGGGCAATAATACAAATCGTATTAAGAGAAGAATGTCAAGTATATCGGCATTCTTTTTATTTTTAAAGAAAAAGAGATTGATTGACGAGAACCCAATGAGTTTTATAGATAGACCAAAAGAAGGTCAGGCGGTTGTTGCACAAACATTTCTTACTACACAGCAAATTCAGTTTATGAGAGAAAAGCTACAAGAGAATGTTGAAAAGGCTAAGGAACAAAGAAAGACTAAGCCCACGCAGTATTACGAAGCACTTACAATGCAAGCGTATGCTATCTTTTCACTGACCACAATGGCAAGAATAAACGCCATTGCAAACATAAGATGGGAACAACTTGATTTTGATAGTCGTGTGGCTAAAGATGTCCTTGAAAAAGAAGGATATCTTGTTGAATTGTTCTTTAGTGAAGAAGCTAAAGAATATTTGCTAAATCTAAAACAATATAGAACAGCGAATAATATTGAAGATGGTGGATATGTTTTTGTATCAGCTCATAGAAAGAGTGGTTCTTGTACCCCTGCGACAGTATCAACATTAAGTGACTATTGTAAAAAGATTGGTCAAATGATTGGAGTTCCAACATTACATCCTCATGATTTTAGACATAGCGGAGCAACAGCATATAAAAACGCTGGTATGTCGCTTGAAGAGGTGTCAGTGTTGCTTAATCATAAAAGCACGGATGTTACTCGTAGGTTTTATATCAAAGAAGATAAGAGTAAATTACAAGCAAATAAAGACAAGTGCAATATCTAAATTGCACACGGAAGAAACGGAGAAATAATGGCACAAACAACAGAACTAATTAGTATGTTAGCCGATAAAGGCTACACAAAAAAGGACGCAAAAGAAGTAATCAAAGATGTTTTTGATTGCGTTGCAGAAATGTTATGTACTGGTCAACCTGTACAGATACACAAATTTGGTACTTTTTATGTTAATGAAGGCAAGGCTCGAAGAGGAACAAATCCTATCACGCACGAAATTATCAACATCGAAGCATCGAGATGTGCAAAATTTACAGCGTCCTTGTCTTTAAACACACAATTAAATCACGATAAGGAGTGATTCTTTGCCTAAAGTTAGTAAAATCGCTCCACCAAAAAAAAGTATTGACTTTAAACCGGTATACCGCTGCAAGAAATGCAAAAAGGAATTTACAGAGTCTCAAAGAGCCAAAGCATTTTCAAGAGGTTCTTCTCCATTATGGCAAGGTGACGGAAAGTTTTTTCCAGTATGTAAAGATTGTGTAGATGAATTATATAATCACTATCGAGAAGTTTTTGGAAGCGAAGAGAAAGCTTTAAGGCGGGTGTGTTTACACTTTGATGTTTACTGGTCTCCTGAGATATACGCTCTGTTAGGAGATACAAGTTCATCTCGTCCAAGATTTAGAGCTTATATGGAGAAGGCAAACTTATTAAAATACTCAGGCAAAACTTTTGATGATACTCTGGATGAAGAAGAATTAAAATTCAAAAAGGTCAAAGAAGGAAGCGCTACAGAGGACGATGTGATAGATTCTGTGCCGTCAGGTGCTTTGAATTTTGGTGGTAGTGGCGAAAGCGAAGATGAGTTAAAGGTTAGATTAGGCATAACTCCCGCAGACGAAGCCTTTTGGGGATATGGCTATCCAGCCTATAGTTATGCTAATCTTAAGTCACTATACAAAAAACTCACTAAGGACAATCACAATTTAACAGTTGAACAACAAGTGTTATACAAACAGTTATGCATTACAGATTTAAGAATCTCAGAGGCAAATCAACATAACGAAAAAATTGATTCGCTACAGACAAGCATGGGTAACATTATGACCAAGTTAGGAATATCGCCTAACCAGACAAAAGAAAGTGACTTAGCTGAAACAAACACTTTTGGTGTATTAATAAAAAAATATGAAGAGCGTAAACCTATAGATGAGTGCAAAAACAAGAATCAGTTAGTTTGGTATATTACAACTTATTTTCTCGGACATTTGTGTAAAATGCTAAAAATACATAACAGATACGCTCATATGTACGAAGAAGAAATGAATAGGTATAGGGTTGAGCGTCCAGAATACGCTGGTGAAGATGATGAAGCTATTTTTGAGTCGGTATTTGCGGAAGCATTAAAGACCGCACCTTCTGACAAGGATGGCGGTGATGCTGATGACATCGACACAGACTGACAGTATTTATAGCACAAGTTCGGTTACAACCAAAGACCGAATAAAAGAACAACGACAAGAAACAATGGACAAAGTAAACACGGTAACTGGATACTACAGAGAACACCCAGAAAACTTTGTTGAAGATTATCTAAATATTATTCTAAAACCATTTCAATCTATACTTATATGTTTTATGAATATATGCAACCAGTTTATGTTTTTAGCCTGTCGAGGCTTAGGCAAAACATTTTTAGTTGCTATTTTTTGCGTTGTTAGATGTATTTTATATCCAGGAACAACCATATGTATTGCATCTGGTAACAGAAAACAGGCTAATTTGGTTTTGGACAAGATTATAAATCTTATTATGCCCGGTGCCCCTAATTTGAGAGCTGAAATTGAATCTTGGAGTATTACAGGCGAAAAGGGCGAAATCAAATTTAGGAATACATCAAAAATATTGGTAGTAACTTCGAGAGACTCTGCCAGAGGCGCAAGAGCAAATATTCTTATTACCGATGAATTTAGAATGGTATCAAAGGATGTCATTCAAACCGTATTGAAAAAGTTCTTATCGAATCCCAGACAACCCGGATTTTTCAAACTTAAAAAATATCAATATCAAAGACCAGATGGCAGTTGGCATGTAAAACCAGAATACCAAGAGAGAAACAAGGAAATTTATATGTCTTCAGCGTGGTTTTGTTCTCATTGGTCTTATGCGAAAGCAAAGGGTTATGCGGCTACTATGTTAGACGATAGTAAAAAATGTTTTATATGTGGTTTTCCATATCAGCTTGCAATTAGAGAAGGTTTGCTTATGAGAGAACAAGTTGAGGATGATATGGCTGAATCAGATTACAATGAAGTGTCATGGTCAATGGAAATGGATTGTTTGTTTTATGGTGATTTTGAAGGTAGTTTCTACGAATATCCTGTTATAAACCAAACACGAACAATCAAATATCCTTGGTTGCCACCCGATTATAGTAGGTTGGCAGGAGATAAAAAACTAATTATTCCGCCTAAGCAGCACGATGAAAAGCGTATTTTGTCAATTGATATTGCACTTATGGCAACGACAACAAAACACAAGAATGACGCTTCTGCTATTTTTATCAATAGCTGTGTACCTCAGAAGCAAAAAGGTGGTAGGTTTGTTCATAATATCATATATAGCGACACACTTGAGGGCGAACTGACAAGAGTACAAGCATTGATTGTGCGAAAATTATATGAACAATTTGATTGTGATTATATAGTCATTGATGCGAACGGTGTTGGTTCTGGTGTATACGATGCTCTGGTGGAAGAAATTAAAGACACTGAAACTGGTGTAGTTTATCCCCCATTGTCTTGCTGTAACAACCCAGATATGGCAAGTCGTTGTAAAGATAAATCTGCTCCAAAAGTTATTTGGGCAATTAAAGCAGGTGCTAAATTTAATTCAGACTGTGCATTAGCCTTAAGAGAAGGGTTTAAGTCTGGTCGTATTAAATTACTCATAAATGAGTTTGATGCAGAAACCTGCCTTAATGATATTAAGGGATATAGTAATCTTAGTCCTATTGAGCGAACAAAAATCATTAAGCAGTATATAAATACCACGCTATTGGTTAATGAATTAGTAAAGCTCAACATTGAAGAAAACAATAAACTTATTAAAGTTAAAGAGATGTCTGGTATGCGAAAAGACCGTTTTTCAAGTTTGTCTTACAACTATTATGTAGCAAGACAGATTGAAGACAGTATACGACAAAAAGGCAACACAATCTATTCGGCAAAAGACTTTTTTGTGTTTAGAGCGCCAGACATGTACAAGTACCGTTAAAAGAAAGGGTGTGAAAAATGAATAAGATTGATAGTGTAGAAATTCATACTGAGAAGCAACGAACAGAAGATGATAAAAAATATAAAGAGCAGATCAAAACGACTCAGCAAAAATTTGCTGCTTTAAATCAGCTTGTGTTTCGAGACCTAAATAATGACAGAAACACACCTTCCTTTTTTCTGTACACAAAAGACGAAATCAATACATATTTGTCCAATCCATATAGATATCAAGCACAGTTGCGCAATGCGGTTATTTATATGTATTCGGCGAGTTCACACTTCCGTAGAATTATTCAGTATTTTGTTGGATTGACAGACTTGTCTTATATTGTGTCTCCATACAATGTAGATATATCAAGTGTGTCAGACACAAAAAAGATTAAGAAAAATTATACAAAGATTTTGCATACATTGGATGGGTTTAGCATTAAAAGCTCATTTGACACTATCTTAACCGTGTGCTTACGAGAAGATGTGTTTTATGGAACTATGAGGGTGACTAAAGATAACATTATGATTCAGCAGCTTCCCTCTGATTATTGTGACATAGCATCTATTCAAGATGGTGTATTGGATGTCTCATTTAATTTTCAGTATTTTGATTCGAGGTCGGAATTACTGCCTCTATACCCCGTTGAATTTACAACTAAATATAATTTATATAAGCAAGATAGTACACAATACAAGTGGCAGTTATTGGATGCTCCGACATCGTTTGCAATCAAATGCAATAAAGATATTTTAAGTTATCCAGTGCCTCCTTTTGTTGGACTTTTGCGTGAATTGTATGAAGTTGAAGACTATAAGCAGCTCAATTTGACACAAACCGAAATCGAGAATTATGCGTTACTGGTAATGAAACTGTTAATGAATGATGATGGCTCATTTCCTATGGATTATGAAATGGCTAAAGACATATGGAGAAACTTAGATTCCGTACTGCCTAATGAAGTAGGATCGGTTTTAACTCCAATGCCAGTTGAGAAGATTAGCTTTAATCATGCAAACACCTCTGATGTAGACAATGTAGCAGACGCAGAGAATCATCTTTTTACGGCAGCAGGTGTTTCGAGTCTTCTATTTAACAACGCAAAAGCATCGTCAAATGCTTTGCTTTTATCTATAAAAGCCGACCAAGCAATTACTTATGGAATTGTGTTAAGCATTGAAAAGATGCTTAATCGTTACATTCATACTCTCTCACATGGAAAAATGTTTAAGGTATCATTTTTGGATGTAAGTCGTTTCAATCGCAAAGAAGCTGGCGACTCGTATCTAAAAGCCTGCCAATACGGATTGCCGATGGTTTCGTATTATTGTGCATCACAAGGACTTAACCAGTCAGATATTGACAGTATGCACTTTTTGGAAAACTCTATTATGGGAATTCCCGATAAGTTTGTTCCATTGAGCAATTCAGCTACACAGAGTACAAAGGCAGCGGATAGCAATGGAGAAGCGGGAGCACCAACCAAAGATTTAGGAGAAATCAGTGACAACGGTGAAATTGCTCAGGAAAGAGACGAAGAGTAGTGAAATTTATTTATGTAACAAATGAAAAAGACAAACAACTGTTAATCAATGCAGGTTATTCTCTTATTTCTGTTATTGACAATAAGAGAAAATGCTCTACAAGCCCAACACTATATGTATTTGAGAACAAATCATCACTCTCAAATAATAAAGCTTTATTTGAAAATGTGGCTTGTATTTATTCAGACAAGTTAATGTTTTAAGCCTCACTCATTATAGAGTGGGGCTTTTTACATATTTAAAATCATCTGGAAGGTGGTGAGTAAGAGTGAAGCAAGATAAAAAGCGTGTGACGATTCAATATAGTATCCCTAATCACATTATACAGTACGACAACGAAGAAAAAATCAATAGTTCTTTTGCAAAAGGTGTAATTAAAGTGGCTTATACAGGACTTAATCGCAATAAGACATACATATCGAAAGAAGCATTTGAAAGAGCTATTTGGTCAATTTTTAATTGTCCTGTTGTTACTCACTATCTACGAGAAGAAAAGGATTATGGTGGACACGATGTTGAGATAGTCACCACAGACACAGAAACAGAATTGGTTAATTTAACAGAACCTATCGGAGTAGTGCCTGAATCTGCAAAGTATTGGTGGGAGTCCATTGAAGATAGCGGCGGTACTCATGAATATCTGTGTGTTGAAGCTTATTTATGGACAAGGCAAGAAGGTGTGTATAAATTACTTTCCGAAAACAGTGCATCTGAGTCAATGGAGATTTCTATTATAGATGGTGAAATGGACAAACATGGAGTATATCAGATCAACGATTTTGAATTTGAGGCTTTTTGTGTTTTAGGCGAAGATGTTGAGCCTTGTTTTGAAGGAGCATGTGTCGAAATGTATTCTCAAAGTGGCACTCATGACAAATATAGCGAGATGATGAAGGATTATAAAGCTATGCTCTCAGAAATAAGTAAGAGCACACAGAAGAAAGGAGGAGATATTATGGATAAGAAACAAGAACTGATTCAAAGCTATGCAGTAGATGTAAGTGATTTGGATATTGAAAATATTTCTATCGAGGATTTAACATCTGAGCTTGAAAGCAGAAAGTTTGCTTTGGAATCTGATGTTTGTCAGAAATTAATCCATGCAATGGATGATAAGAAAACAAAGATTATCCTCGATGATGATTCATTCTATGAAGTGCGCAAGTATTGGTTTGTGGACTACGACAGTGAGTCTAAAGAGGTATATTACGCAGATTGCGAAAACAGACAGCTCGTTGGCTTTAACTATGAACTTAAGGGTGACGATGTTGTGGTAGACGAATCTACGGCAAAGAGGAAAAAGTATGCCATTGTTGATTATGTAGAGGGTGACAAAGAGATTGAGTCTGCGGTGTTTAATATGGTAGACGAGGTAAAATCTCAGTTTTATTCGACACTCAAATCAAACAAAGAACAGTATGAAGCAAGTCTTGCAAGTATTACCGCAGAAAAGACTGAACTGGAAGAGTATAAGAAAGCAAAAGAAGCAGAAGAGCGTAAGGCACAGGAAGACGCTGTGTTTGCAAAGTTCAGTAATTTGGCAGGGGTTAATGAATACGAGACATTGAAAGCCGAGCATGAAGGTATGAACATTTCTGATATTGAAGAGAAATGTTATGCAATTATGGGCAAAAACGGCATGAGTTTTTCTAAGAAAACAGACAAGCCTCTGGCATTTGGTATTGATAAAAATGTAGGTGGCGTAGCGGATAAGAATAGTGTTATTGATGACACAAATGATTACGGTGGTCTTTTTGCCAAGTTTGGCATTAAACCCAAAGATTAAATAGAGGAGGCATTTATATGGCTGATGTAAAGCATGCTGTGTATAACAGCGATAATGTTAGTGCAACCACAGATGGTTCACTTATTGTTTCAATGAAATATATGGGTTCTGGTAGTGCAGCTACAGCAATTGATAACGGCAATATTGTACTTGTGGGTGAACTTATGGCAGGTGAAAAGCAGATTCATAAGGCAACAACTCCCGCAGCAAATTCCCCACGAGCTCAGCTTGCTATTGTTACAACTGTAGAGGAGGACAAGAAGGCTGTACTTAAATCAGACACAAACCTTGAAAAATACACAAACGAAGCCGGTAAAACTCTTAGAGGTTTCCGTTTCCATACAGGTGATACTTTTAGCGTTTCTGCGGAAGCTCTTGATGGTACACCGAAGAAGGGTGACGCAGTAGAAGTACAGGCAGGCACAAAGATGAAGGTTGTTGAAACTGCAACAGACGCATCAACACAGATTGGCAAAATTGTTGACGAAACAAAGTATAAGAGATACACACTCTATACAATTGAAGTACAGTAAGGGAGGATTGTATTATGGCAGATAATAATAGCATTGTTCAGCTTGCTGTTGACGCATATCACGGTGAAGTTGGTAAGTATTCAAATAAGGACTCAATGGAAGTTCTTAGAAAGTCTCTTGTTGAAGCTAATGGTGGCTCAACCAAGCTTGATTACAAGAGAATTAGAGACGGTAAGTGCGGTCAGCTCTTCTCAATTGTAGAGGAAATTCTTTCTCGCACTGTAGTAGAAGGTCTTCAGAAGAGTGACTTCTTTAACAACTTTGTTGAGTTTAGAAATATTGCAGCCGGTGATGTAAACGCATTTGAAGTACAGGATTCTATTCTCTATCAGGTTGCTGAGGTTGCAGATGGCACACAGGGCGTTAGAAGACAGAGATTTGGCGGTTATAATACTGTAGCAATTGATACAACTCTCAAAATGGTAAAAATCTATGAGGAGCTTCAGAGAGTGCTTAATGGCACAGTGGATTTTAATACACTTATTGCAAGAGTAAGTGAATCCTTTAGTCAGAAGATTCTTGACGATATCTACAAGGTATGGGCATCTGCTACAGCAGACGATTTTGGCGGTACAGCCTTCTTCCCTGTTGCGGGCACATATAGCGAAGATACTCTCCTTGACACAATTGCACATGTAGAGGCTGCTGCTGGTGGTAAGACAGCAACAATTTCAGGCACAAAGGCTGGTCTTCGTAGGATCGCTCCAAGCGTACAGGGCAGAGACTCACAGAGTGATATTTACAATAACGGTTATTATGGTAAGTATTATGGTTCTAATGTACTTGCAACTCCGCAGAGACATAAGATCGGCACTACTGATTTTGTATTTGACGATAAGACTCTCAATATCGTTGCAGGTGATGATAAGCCTATCAAGGTTGTATACGAGGGTGTATCAACAATTATTCTTGGCAACCCGACAGAAAATGCCGACCTTACATACGAGTACCTTTATGGTGAAAAGTATGGTATTGGTATTGTGCTTTCAGGTGGCGCAAACACTGGTATTGGTAGATATACTTTTACTAACTAATGATACTGATATTCGGGCGTAGTTAAAACTACGCCCGTTTCAACGAAGGAAAGGATAAATCAAATGGCAACAGCAGTTACAACAACACGCAGAACAACCAAGACAAAAACAAAAACATCTGCAAATACGGATGTTCTGGAAAATCAGCATATTAAATTAAGAAAAACACTTCCGCCTGAAGCTATTATTCCTGTAATTAACGGCTTTCAGGGCAAACTTATTGCACAGAACAGAAGAACTCACGAAGAATTTATATGGGAAGAGTTCGGTGATGTTCAGGATTTGACATTTGCAGATGTAAAGTCAATCTATTCCACAGATAAAGCCTTCTTTTCTAACAATTGGTTTTTATTTGAGGACACTTTAGTTCTTGAGGTACTTAATGCTGAGAAATATTACACCAATGCGCTCACAGTTGAAGACTTTGATACATTGTTTGACAAAACTTCCGACGAGATTAAAGCAATTGTTTCAAAATTAAACCGCTCTCAGAGAATGTCAGTATGTTATAAAGCACGCAATGCAGTAGCAAATCACGAAATCGATTCACTTTCGGTTATTACGGCATTAGAAGAGAGTCTTGGTGTCAAATTAGTCGATAGATAAGGAGGTTTCCGATGATAGTCTCTTATGATGATTTTACCAGAGTTTTTCTGGATAAAGTAAAAGAGTGGAAGTTTTTAGATCCTCATCTTAGCGATAAAGAAAAAACAAGAGTATGTGATGGATATTTAAAACGAGCATGTGCTTCTTTCAATAGAAAGTGTGGTTATAATCTTTACAATAGAGATGATACAACAAGAACATTTTTAGAGAATTTTAACGCTGAAGATGTAGACGAAATTGTAGACATTATTACCGAAGGTATGGTTGCACAGTGGTTTAAGCCATATGCAAATAACGCAGACAACTTGGAAAACACACTCAACACAACAGATTACAGTGGGTATTCGCCTGCGGAAATTTTAAACCGTGTAAGAACAGCATATAAAGAGGCTGAAACATGTTTCAAAAACAGAGGAAATAATTACTCTTTTGAACACGGAGACTTAACGGATTTACATATATGAACAAACAAATATATTTGCATTATCTATCGTGTTTAATTAATCAGATATTTAAAATTCTACCCTTAAAAGAGCAAAACTCTGAATTTATAGATACTCATATCTCAGATATTATTAAAGAGTTAAAGGGGTTTGATATGCTTATTAAAGACACAGGATATGACGCTGTGATTATGCGTATTCTTGCTATATTAAGCTATTACGAACAAAATATTTATGTCAGCAGCGTTGAAGATGTGAGACGAAATATTTTCAAAATGATTACTCTATGTGAAAAGCTTAAATATAGAATTGAAGGTGATAACTGTGTCTTTATGGAATGAGTACATGAATGAGTATGTTTCGTTGCCTCAAACTAAACGACAGCAAATGATAGAGCGTGTGCAGCAGCGACAAACTGAATTATTACGCAATAAGAACTTGTCTTATGTAACTGTAACAATAAACGGTGAAGAAAGAGAAGCTGTCATTACGAGGAGCGATAACGGAGATGATATTAAGAATTTACTCTCTCTCCCCAACGAAAAGTTTGAAAGGGGTTCTCTGGTAGAATGGCAAGATAATTATTGGTTGATTATATCGCATGATGTACAGGATGAGTTATACACAAGAGCAAAAATACAGCAATGTAACTACACACTCAAATGGATTAACAACAATGGTGACATAATCGAAAGGCATTGTATTATTACCAATAATGACCGCAATTCGTCTGGCGAAAGAGAAACTAAAGAAATTACTGTTGGTGACAACCGTTTAAACCTTATTATAGCTAAGGATAGTGAAACTAAAGAGTTATACAGAGGACAAAGATTTTTGGTTGATGATGTTGATGCACAACAGAACATACTGGCATATCAGATTACAAAACCTGACCGACTGCCGGGGCTTTATAATGGTAAAGGTGTATATACTTTTGGTTTAAAAGAATGTAACAGATCTACCAATGATAATACTGAATTAATGGTTGCTGATTATTACACCTTGATTAATAACTCAAACAAAGACGATATAGATGTTCCAACTTCTCAGCCATATACTATTCGTATCGAGGGATGTAATGATGGAGTTTTGTATATAGACGAAGATTGTAAACTATCGTTTAGTATAGTTGATAAACAAGGTGATATTATTCAGAACTCAAATGGGTACGAATACTCTTTAGAGAATGGTGAAGATTATGTATCGATCAAGCCAAGTGCCGACAATCATACCTTAACGCTTTATGTTCCGCTTAAATATTCATTTATTGGAAAAAGAGTTACGCTAAGGGTTATGTCTTCATTATACAATTTATCAACAGAAAAAGAATTTGTGATTAAGGGGTGGTCGTAATGCAAGATGTTAAACATAATAGTTTTACAGGTATGACACTTCTTAAACAATTGATTAAAAAGCGTTGCTTAAACAATCAGAATATTGTGAATTTAATATGTATAGACACGGATAATGAAGATAGTTTCGTAGATGTAGTTAAAGGAAGTCAAAGCCCAGCCAAATCGTTTATCAAGCTGTTTCCTTATGTTCCTGAGACTATAGAGGAACAAAGTGTATTTGTGACAATGCAGTCAGGGGTAACACAAGTCAACTCGTCGGCTGTAAAAACGACATCTTTAATGATTTATATATTTGCACACGAGCAGTTAATGGATATGTTACAGGGCGTCCGTACTGATTTGCTTGCAGGATATATTGATGAAGAAATTAATGGTATGACAGATGTTGGTTTTGGGCGATTAGAACTCGTATCGGCTAACGAATTTAACCCCATACAGGATTATTACGGACAAGCGTTAGAATATACCTTGCAAGACCATAACCGCATAGGAAGCAAATTATGAGAAGTAAGGCAATTGATTTTTTAGATATAGACGAGATGACGCTATATCGAGGCAAACCTATTAAAATTTCTACTCATCTAACTCTAAAACAACCAACACTTGATGATATATGTGACATTGGTGAGAAACAATATTTTGCAGAAATAGGTAAAATTTGTGCAACACCTTCTGATTACAAATCAGAATTATATGATGGTTTTAATTTATGGTGGGATGAAGTAGATGATTTTGATTTTTTTACTTTAATTTATAAATCCATAGATAGTGATATTTTGTCACTACTTTTTGAAGAGGATATTGATTTACAAAGAATGGTACTGGTTAAAGATAATACTTCTCAAGATATTAAATTAATCGATACTAACACTCAGTTAATTATTGATAGGTTTGTTTACGAAATTATAGTTAATTACATACGAAAAATTCACAGATTAAAAAAGCACGAAGAGAAAGGTGGAAACACAACCACCAAAAGGTTCATGGTAGATGAAGATAGGGATAACAAAAAATACGCTCGGAAAGAGCACCAAAAAGCACAGTCAACCCTACTCCCTATTGTTTCTGCGTTGACTAATCACGCAAATTTTAAATATAGTTATTCAACGGTTTGGAGTTTGCCTATTTATGTTTTAATGGACGCTGCTGATCGTATTAACGCAATAAATGACTACGAAAACATTATGACTGGGTATTATAGTGGCTGTGTTGATTTAAAGAAAATAAGTAATAAAAGCGTTCTTAATTGGATGCGTAATTTGTAGCACTCAAGGGGAGTGCTTTTTATTTTATAAGGAGGATTTATTATGTATAATATTGACAATCTTGTACTTGACAGGGTTACTCGTCTTACGAAGCAGGATATTAGTTCAGGCGATATTGAGTGGACAGCTAATCAGATCAAAGATGGTACACTTGAGTGCGGTGGCGAAGCAGTAAATGCTACAGATAATGTCGGTGCAACAATTGGTTCATTTGACAGAACTAAGACTTCAAAATTTACAGCATCTAACTCTGTTATTAATCTTGGTGTGTTTGCCGATCAGTTGGGTACAAAGAAAGAAGTTGGTGCCGCTGATAAGAAGGTTGTAACTAAGAAGGTAGATGTTCTTGAGGCAAACCCTACCGCTAAAACAATTACACTCAACTGGACTCCTCTCACGACAAGTCCTGTAACAGCTATTTGGGCACTTACTACAGAGGGCGGTCTTGGTGAGAAATTTGCAGTCACAGCGAGTGACCTTGCAACAAATAAAACAAACTTCACTATTGCTGGTAAAACTATCACTCTTGGTGATGATATCCCTGTTAAGAGGGAAGACGGTTCTCCTATGACATTTATTGTTATCTATAAGTGTGAGATGGAGAATGCGGTTAAGATTACCAACTCAAGTGATAACTTTTCTAAGGCTGGTACTTTTGTTCTTGATAGCATTTGTCATGATGTTTGTGATCCATCAACAAAGATTTATACAATTATTGTATTTGAAAGAGCAAAGCTTTCTAACAATTTTTCACTCGAAATTAAACCAGATGGTACACAGCCTATCGAATTTGAAGGTATGACTAACTACTGTTCTAAGGATAAAGAACAGTTCTATGTAGTTATTCCCGAAGACGAAGCTGAGGCATAATTATGGCTATCAGAAAGTGCCTCATTTGTGGTAAAGAATATGAAGCTTGTGTGAACTGTTCTAAATATGGTGGATGGAGGGCAGTTGCCGATACGCCAGAACACTATCAAATTTACTCGATTATACAGGATATGCGTCTTGGTGCTTCTCCGAAAGAACTCAAAGAACAGTTTGCACAGATTAGTAAAGAGGCTACACAATCCATGATGCCAGAAATAAGGGATGTACTTATTAAGGGTAATGTTATTGACAATGGAGTAGCAACCGCAAAGCGAGGAAAAACAGCAATTACAAAGAAAGCTGACGAAGATAATAGTAGTCAGAAATGATGTTCTTATAGGGAAGATGGGATTTTCTCCCTTATCTTCCCTATTCTTTTTAGGAGGTACATAAAATGCGAATTTTAGCGGTTGATCAGGCTCGCAACGGTGGTTGGGCGATATACGACTACGAAAAGCAAAAGCTTGTAGACTATGGCAGTTTTAGTTTTCCTAATGGTAAATACACATTTTCAGAGGCTGTTTGTGAGATTGAAAAGTATATTAGTCAACTTATCACAAAGAGAAAGATTTCAGTTGTATTTCTTGAAGATATTAATTTGAGAGCTAATGTATCAGTATTTAAAAATTTGGCACAGTTACAAGGCGTATTGATTAACCTCTGTGAAAAAAAACATTATTTATACCAACTCATATCACCCTCTGTGTGGCAAAATTATTGCAACGCAAGAGGCAGAACAAGTAAAGAAATTAAAGCAAAAATCACTGCAACTATTCCTAACGATAACAAAGCGAAAAAACGAAGCAAAATACTATCATTACAGTATGTAAAGAATAAATATGACATTGATACCGATAACGATAACATTTCGGATGCTATCTGTATCGGAGATTACGCTGTACATAACATTAACATACAGCACAAGGAATGAAAGGATTTTATATATGAAAAAAAACACAAACAAAAAAAAGGATTATAAAGAAATTCCAGTAATGACTTTTGGAAAAATTTATTACGCAGAAAAAAATGAGCCAAAGTTTTATGATTATGTATTTCATTCAGTAACAACAGATGATAAAAAACCTGAAGAAATAGAACACATCTCTTTAAGAATCAAACATAGTATCGGTGCAGTACGCCTTTCAAATATCTGTAGTACAGTAGCGGAAACTGTATTTGATATATCAGAAAACAGATATCTTCCCGAAATTACATCTACATTGATTGATATGCAGATTCTTAGAGAGTATGCAAATTTTGCAATTCCTACTGTTTTTGAAAAAATGTATTCTTTTGTAACAGAAACAGGTGTTGCAGAGTTTGTTAAAAGTAAAATCAATCAAAAAGAATTGGCGTTAATATATGAAGGTGTTCAGAAGAGAATTGAATATATGCAGAAAAAGGAAATCTCCGAAAAGACCTATGAAACTGCATTAATTATGAATCAGTTTAAAGCATTAACTGAAAACATATCGTCTATTGGCGATAAGGTAGACCTCAATAAGATGATGGATATGGTAAACCACATTATCAAAGAGGAAGACGATAAGCCAAGTAACAGTCCACTTCCCCTCTTCCCTTCTGCTAAATAAGGGGCTGGTGGTATCAAGACTTTTAATTCGTATGACACATTTGTCAAAGCAATTAACAAGGCGGCTTCTCAGGTTTTAAAAACCGATATTGCTCAAGATATTAAAGACAAATTAAGAAAAAATATCAAAGCAGATATTTATGATACATATACTCCTACAACTTATGTAAGGCGTAGTGTGAATGGCTTAGGAAGCAGCTCCCAAATTCAAGATGTGTCCCAAGAGAGCAATAAGATTATCATAACTTCTGTAGCAACACCCAACCGCTCAGTTGTTACTCACCAAGTACCAACCACTACATCGGACGCATTGATTCGTTGGATAGCAGGATATAGTCGGAATGGATATACCAGAAAGAGATATAGTTACACTTCTGACTTATGGAGAGCTATCGGATATGATGCCAAAAAATATGCTTTTATGGGGGTTCGTAATCCTATAGCGTCAACGAGAGCAGAACTAAACAATTCAGACTTCAAAAAAAGTATTACAACAAAAATTATAGCAAAGTTGAAATAAGGTGGTGGTATGTGTGGCAAATGAAAATGATATTTTTGGTATTTCCGTCCAAGTGATAGCTGGAACAAGAAACGAAGACAAGAAAATTTTCAAAAAGAGTGTTGGAGAATTAGCTAAAGCTATTGATGGTATTAAAATATATAATATAGAAGCCGATCAGAGTAAACAAGCCAAAGACCAATTAAAAAAGAGCGTCCAGACGCTATTTGAAAAATCTCTTCAAAACCCTCCAAAAATTCCAGTAGTTACAATCAAAAAGTTTGACTGTAGTAACGCAATGAAGTCTTTGAAGAAAGACATTGAAAAAGCAATTGGCAGTATTTCGGTTGGTGTTACTGGAAATACAGTCAAAGCATCTCGTAGTCAATATAACAAGAATAACAATAGCAATCGGACGACAGCCGATGTGACAAATTATCAGCAAACCGCAAAAGAGCTATCTCAGATTCAGAGCAGAATCCAAAGCATTATTGGCGGTTTAAACCTTCAAAAACAAGGGTATCAGTTTTTAAATACACAAGATATTGAGAAATTTCTTACGGTATCAAGAAGTTTGGCTTCTGAAGGAAGACAGTTAGAACAGTCATTATCTCAAGGATTGGAAATTCCTGTCGCTGATTTAGACAGTTTGAGCCAAAAGGTCGTAAAATTATCGCAAGATGTAACTGCAATCAATACAGAAGGCAAACAGAGTGTTAATGAAATTAATAATATTATTCAAACTGCCCAATCCTTATATGCTATCCTTGAGAGTCATAATTCAAATAGTGTAATTAGTGCTGAGTCTATAGACAAAACTAAAGCAGAATTACAGGAACTTATTGATACAGGGAGTCGTGTAGTATCTCCTACTGGTCGCACAAATGAAATACCTGCTTCCGAGTTACAAAGTCAATTGGCTGTTATTACAGAAAGCACTACTGCCTTAAAGGAGTTTCAAGACGCAGAAGCTCTTGTATCACAAACGACTAATCAATTAACACAAGAGCAAAGCAAAAACTTGCTAACTGCGTCTGAATATCGTACTGCGTGGTCTCAACTTACAACCCTCATATCTAAAAAAGATATTATTGGTGATATGTGGAATAATGGAGAAGATATACCAAAAGAACTTCTTTCGTCTTTTGCGACAGAGGCACAAGCGTTATCAACCTCTATCTCTAATACTGTAAACAACAACCGTTCTGAAATAGAAAAGATTCGTAGTGATATTGATACAGTATATGATGACATTCAAAACCGCAGTAAAAATGTAGCGTTTATTCCCGAAGGACAATTACAAGAGGCAAAAGCCGACTTGGAAGATATACGCCAAGAATGTGAAAAACTACTTGAAAATGGTGTATGGAATGGCGCAGATGATTCTTTTATAGATAAGTTTCAAAGTAGGATTAACAATATTAAAGAGAAGCTCAATACTGCCAACGCAACTGGCAAAGCTCAAGGATATCACTATGATATTTTGAATAACTCAGGCGAGGTTGTTAATAATAGTCAGTTGGATAAATATTTAGCTAATATGCGAGCTTTGCGTCAGCAAACAACATCTTTACTTAACGGACGCAATATTCCTGACAATCTAAAAAACGAACTTAGTGACTACCTCCAAAAATTTCAATTACTTAACGAAGAAATAACCGCTACAAATCAAGTAACTGGCAAGCTTGGAAACAATGCTGCTTTACATAAATTTGAAACTAAATGGAGTCAGAGTTTAGAAACCGCAAATAAAAGTACAATCGCAAGTAGCAAAGCAGTAGAAACACTGCGTTTACAGGTTATGAAATTTGCGAGTAGCAATCCTAAAGCTGCTCAAGCATACGCTGGACAAATTGAAACCATTTTAGATAAAACATCAGATGCTACAAAAGTCGGTGACCAACAGCTTAAATCTTTCCAGTCACAGCTTGCAAATATTAAGACTTCTGCCGAGTCTGCTGGATTGATGGGCTCAACTGCTCTACGCACACTTGCAAAGAACTATCTTAAATATGGTTCGTGGAATTTTATCACTTCGTCTATGAATAAAGCTATTGCTACTGTTCAAGACATGATACACATTGTGACCGAGTTAGACACTGCTATGGTGGAGCTCAAGAAAGTTACAGACAGCACTGACTCGACATATGACAAATATTTAACTACAGCAACTGGCAAAGCAAAAGAGTTGGGTACTACTATTAGTGACTTTGTTACAAGTACCGCTGATTTTGCTCGTATGGGTTATGATATACCTGACTCAACGCAATTGGCAGAGGTAGCAACCATATATGCTAATGTCGGTGACGATTTAGATGGTGTTGGTGAAGCAAGTAGTGACATTATTTCCATATTAAAAGCTTTTAACATGGAAGCTTCATCGGCACAAAGCATTGTCGATAAACTTAATGAGGTGAGTAAAAATATATTGCTCAAAGGTATAGAAATATATCTAAAGAAAAATAGCTATATCGGTTAAAAGCCAGTGATGGTTAAGACCGAGGAAAGACTTTATAGGATAGATAAAAATACATCGGAGGTTTATGAAAAAAAAACTTTTTAATACAAGCGATATAACAACTTATCCATATTTCATTCATACAGATATGAATTATTAACCAAAAACACATTAAAATCTATCCAGTTATAAAGAATCCGTAGAGACTGTAATACCTACACTGGTGACATTGTAGGTTGAGCTAAATCCTAAACCTGTGTTTGCAGGCACGGAGAAGATCCAGTCCGAACTCGCACTATAATCTAACAACGAAATGCGAGAACTAAGAGGAAACTGCTTAGTCGCCACTATTTATAGTGGTCAAATCTACTTAATTTGTAGATAGTAACAGAATGAATAATTACGCTGTTTCATCAGGTGATTTAGGTGAAGGCTTGAAGAACTCAGCCGCATCTATGGCTGTTGCGGGTAATAGCCTTGATGAAACCATTGCGTTGCTGACCGCAATGACCGAAGTTACACAGAGTGCAGATGAATCAGGCAATGCACTTAAAGTGCTTGCTATGAGATTAAGAGGTATGTCGGTAGAGCTTGAAAAGGCTGGAGAAGATACGGAAGGAATGTGTACAACAACTTCTGAGCTTCAAGACAAAATCAAAGCTTTAACAAAAACTTCTTCGTCTTCAGGCGTGGATATTATGGACAATGGTGCATTCCGTAGCACCTATGATATTCTTAAAGATATCGCTCTCGTATGGGATGACTTGGCTGATACAAATAAAGCATCATTACTTGAGCTTATTGCCGGTAAGAATAGGTCTAACTACGCTTCTGCTGTAATTCAAAACATTGGTACAGCAATCAATTCATTAGATACTTCTGAGAACTCAAATGGTTCTGCATTAAAGGAACACGAAAAGTACATAGATAGTATCGAAGGTAAAGTAAAACAATTTCAGGCACAGTGGCAGGAATTATCAACAACAACAGTATCAAGTGATATTGTTAAAGGCGTAGTTGATACTGGCTCTGGATTGTTAGGATTTTTAACACAAGCTAATGAATTGCTCTCTCATCTTGGAGCAAACATTGGTACTCTTTCCATATCTGGCGTTTTGTCTGGATTAATGGGAAGCGACAAGGGTAAACCCAAATTGACGGGTTTTAGGAGTATGCCTATCTATTTCGAGAAAGTAGCGTAATCGTGCTATAATCAAGAAATGGTGATGTATGTCGTTAAATGAGAGGTTAAACTGCAAACGGAATGATAGCCGTTCTGGGAAATGGTGATGAGCAATATGCCATATGGAGACGAAAGTCAGAAACAAGTTATTGTTCGGCGTATGTCAAAAGCTAACCGCCGTAATAAGCCATAATCAGCATCCAGCCGCATAAGCGGAGGTTCAGAGACTATAAGCCTCTTGAGGTAGTTTCAACGATATGAAATGACCTTAAATTGTATAGTCCAAATCGACACTGAGACAACAGTGACTATCATATAAAAGAAAAGTTTTATAAACAAACAAAAAGAGCAGTATCATAAAACACTGCTCAAATTATTAATTAGAAGGTGGCTTTGCAATCATTACATTGATAGTTCTTGCCTATCTTGTTGCTTGCTAAGCCGAGTGTGAGAGATGAAGCTACTCTACTACTTGTTGAAATTTTAGTAGTACGCAGAGAACCGCAGTACGGACATTTAACAGTTGGTCGAGAGGCTTGTCCGTCAAGTCTCTGCTTTAAGCACAGGTCTCGTTGTTGATTGTTTTGAAGATGTTCTTTAAATAAATTGTTATCATATTGATCACAATTTTTAAAGAATTTTTCATACCAATAAAGATAATCAAATTCGTTGATGCCTATAGACATATGAGCTTGCCTTTGTTTAGAATGGTCTTGGAACAAAGAATCTGATACCTCAAAAAACAACCTACGAGGTCTTTTAAGAAATCCTACCCAAGTGCAATGGCATACTTTGTCAGAATCAAATGCAGGAAAATTAACCTCACCGCATTTTGGACATACTGATACCTCAAACATAAAATCACCTTCTTTAAAATATTGTGTCTAAGAAAACGATACTCCAAACATACTTAGATGACAAAAACAATAAACATATCGGACTGTTTACTACCGCTACTACAGAGCGGTTAAAACATGAGACTAAAACAGCTACTGACAAATATGAAGAATATAAAACCTATGCCAAAAGCTTAGATGACAAGGTTTTAAAAAATAAAGTAACTGCTAATGAAGCAGATATACTCAAGCAGTCAAAATTTGCAGAAGCTACTAAAGATTTAAACCAAGAATTATTAAAAGGCATAAAATACAACACAGATTATGCCGAATCAGAGAGTCTCTTAAGTAAAAATGCTAAATCAATGTCTGGTGCCTTTTCAGGCATTAAAAGCAAGCTATCTTCATTAGGCTCTTCGTTAAAGAATATTGCCGCAGGTATTGGTAATATGCTTATTATACAAGGTGTAATGAGTGTAATTTCTTGGGCTTTTGGAGAACTTGATAACTATACCCACAGAGCTGAAAATAACCTATCAGACCTTGAAAAAATTACAACAGAGATTAACGACAAAAAAGACGCTTATACATCTCATTCAACATCTGTAAACAAAATCAAAAATGAATACTACGAATTAGCTGATGGTGTTAATTCGTATGGAGAAAATATCTCTTTAACCTCTACTCAGTATGAGAGATATATTGAACTTTCTAATGAGATTGCACAGATGTATCCAAACTTGGTAAAAGGTTACTCAGCCCAGAATGACGCTATCTTAGAGTGTAAAAATAATGTTGAAGCTCTTAATAAGGCAATGGCTGATGAAAAGAATGCTTATTACGAAACTATCGTGTCTAAAGAGCAGGATAGTTTTGGCAAAGCGTTAGAAAACATCTGGACTAATCAAGGTAGGTGGGGTGCAGATGATGAAACTTACATTACCCAAATTAAAGCACTCGACCAATTTGTGCGGAACCTTAATGAAAAAAAAGATACTCAATTGACTCCTGCTTTAAGTAAAGCGTTAAAAGGTGCCGGTGTTGAAGATCTTGTTAAGACTGGTGGCGGTACAGAGTATGGTATGTCTTATCTTTATAATGAGATAAACGAAAAAGACTTATCTACCATAATATCGGCAGTCAAAAACCAGCAATCCGTTTTAAAGCGTCAAATTAACGATTTGGTAAACAATAGTTTTAAGCCTGTACTTGATGCGTATATTCACTATACTAATGAGCAGTTTAGCACATTAGACAGTAAAAGTCAAGTTCTTATTGAACAATATATAAATAGTGCCACATGGGATAACTTCTACAGTAAGATTATTGATCCTGAAGCGAGCACAGCAGACAATTTAGAATCAGTTAAGCAAACTGTATCGGGTATTGTTAAAGCGTTTAATAATCCAGAATTAACCAATACGCTGGACGAGGTACAAACTAAAATAGATGATATTAGAAGTGGAAAAATAGATGTCTCGGATTTTAAAGATCTTAATAATAAAGTTGTTAATGCTTTGTCGGGCATTGATGGGATGAACGCCGACACAAGAGAACTTTTTGTAAAAGTGTTGTTTTCTGATGTGGAAGTTGCTGACGATGTGGATATCAATAAAGCAATTGCGAATATTACAAAGCGTGTAGTTGGCAATTCAAAAGGTGAGTTTATTCCGGGTACAAAAGTCAGAAGAGACACTGAAGAGCAAATCCAGTCAAGTAAAGATGTTAATGAATATTTATCTACACTTGATTTTAGTACCATTAAACAGATATACAACAGCGATGTTGCGTTAAACGATTTACAAGATATTCAAAAATTAGTAGAGAAAATCAAAGCAGAGGCGTCGAATGAGTTCTCGTTCAAAATCTCAACCGAAGATGCTAATAAAGCCTTAGAGTCAACTTTTTCAGCTTTCAATACTGTTAAGTCGGCTATTTCTGAGTATAGCGAAAACGGAACACTCTCCTTTTCTACACTTCAATCTTTATTGTCATTAGATAGTTCGTACATTGATATGCTTATCAATGAGCAAGGCGAATTAGATTTAACTTCTAATAAGTTCAGAGAATTGGCAAAGGCTCAGTTGGAAAAGCTTAAGGTTTCTTATTTGCAAGCGTCTTTGGACGAAGTAAACCAGTTAGAAAACGAAACCCAAGTGCTTGAGTATTTAAAGAAAAACCAACAGGGTGCAACTGAGTCGGCATTAAATTTAGCAGATGCTAAGTGGCAAGAAGCTTACGCAACAGCAGCGGCAAAAGATGTAGAGCAAGGCACAGGCAACCTGTATCGACAAGCTGTAATTACAGCAGAAAGTGCTTGGCGTAAAAAGACAGCTTTAATAGACTACTATGAGTCTTCACTAAGCGACTTATCGACTACTACTGATAAAGTCACATCCGCTACAGAAAAACATAAAAAGGCACTTGAAAACGAGGAAAAGGCTTTAGAAAAAACTAAAGAGGCTTTAGAAAATAAAAAGCAGGCATTAGAAGATAGTAAGGATGGTTATGAAGACGCTTTATCTGCAATTGAAGATTTAGTCGATTGGACAGAAAAATACATTAAGCAAACTAAGCAGAACGAAATAGATGCGTTACAAGAACGCAAAGATAAAATTGATGAGCTTATTGAAAAGAAACAGGAACTTCTTGACAAAGAAAAAGAAGAAGCTGATTTCAACAAACAGCTCAAAGAGAAAGAAAACGCTGTTGCTTCAAACGCATTGTCTGCTGCTATTACTGGACTGGACGATAGTTCCGCAGGTAAAAAAGCTCACAAAGAAAATGTTGATGATTTAGTTGAGTCCAGAGAAGACTTATATGATTATCTATCAGACTATCAGTACGATACTCGCAAAGAAGCTTTGGATAAACTGAAAGAAGAGACAGATAAGCATTATGATGATGAAATCCAAACTATTCAAGATTTCTTAAACAACGAGGTGTCTTTGCACAGAGCTGCATGTAATATGATTGACAATGACAATGGCACATTGTATAACAACCTGTTGTGGTATTGTCAAAATTACACTACAACCACAGAGGCTGAGTTTAACCATATGTGGCAGTCGGCTCAAAGTGCTCTTTATGAATATGGCACTGCACAGCTCAATGTTATGGATTTAATGAATACACTACAATCTCGTATCTACGATGTAGACTCTGCTATTGCTAATGTAACAGGAAGCATTGACAACTACACTTCTCGAATTGATAGTTTGAAGCAAAAAATTGACGAGTTGGGTAATTCTGCACAGACTACTAAAGCAAAGATTGATTCAGTTAAAATACAACCATCGAGTATAACAGGTCATGGGTATAAAATTACCTATAACGGCAAAGTGTATAAAACCAACCTAACGAACAAAGAGGATGCTGAAACATATTTCATAAGTCGGATCAGTAACGATTGGTATGGCGGAAGAGCACTACCGGCAGGTTCTTTATGGTCTAAAATGAAAGCGTATGCTTCTGGTACAAAATCAGCCAAAGGCGGTTTGTCTATTGTTGATGAAGAAGGCATCGGTTCAGAACTTATCCCTACATCTCTTGGCAATGGCAGATATACAATCTTACCACAAGGCAACCCTGTGTTTAGCAAAGCGATGACCAATGAATTGTTTGAATTTGCATCAGCTCCAACGGATTATTTTGCACAGAAGTTTGGTTCTGAAATAACACCGAATGTTGTGAACAATAAATCAACTGTTGTTTCCCCTGCTATCAACATCAATGTGCAAGGTGATGCGACTCAGGCTACTGTTAATGCACTGCACAAGGAGTCTGAGAAAATTATGAATAACACTATCAAAAAACTTATGTCTTATACTGTTAATAATAGGCACTTGTAATAGTTTTTGTCAAACCGAAGAACGATATGCAGCTCCTCGGTTTGACAACATTGTCATATATCTATATATTCGTTCACAGTATTGTTATCATTATTGTCTATATAGTTACAAAATAGTAATTTGAGCAAGGTTTTAACAAAATTGTTATCAAAACAGTCAAATTTTACTTGACAAGTGTGTGGTTTTGCAATAGACTATTAATAGTTACATTTAAAAACATAGACACAGGTACTAAGATATGGGACGGATTGAGATATTTTCTATACATAATAACAACATAAGACGAAAACAATTAAGAACTTTTGAAAAAAATATTTCCATTTGGTTTATTGGTATATTGGTTAGTTCTATTCCCATACTATTTAAAACAATGAATTTAGTGTTGCATGGTCATGCAGAAGAAATTAGTTTTGTATCCATATTTTCAGACAAAGATATATTTTTCTCTATTTTTAGCATTGCTACATTGCTACTAGTAGAAATACTTTTAGTCGATGGAGCTAAAGGTGGTAAAGGTTTAAGGATATATTTATTAGGTATGATGACCATCCTGTTAGCATTATATACTATGGCTGTATTTAGTGACGGATGGTATCGTTATTTTAATCAAAATATAGCTATGTGGATAAATATTATATCATTGGCAAGTGTGATAGTCGTAGGTGTGTTACAGTTTTGTAGTCTAGCTACTATCAATTAATGCACGGAGGCATATTATGGAATATTTCTTTTTAATCTTATCTGGAATTGTTGGGCTTTTAGCTGTATTGCATTCGTTAGGACAGTTAATATCTGCTATCAAAAAACAAAAGCAAATCAAATATGAAACACATTCATCTCAAGAAAAATTATACAAGTATGAGCTAGACACAGATGTATGCAATAACAGAATTCGTGGTTCTGTCCGTATGAATCAGGGATACATCAAAAATGAAAACAATGTCAAAGCAGAAGCTGATGAAATTGTGTTTCCATAAGTAGGGGTAGATTATGACTGATTATCAAAATATATTTTATACTTTTTGGGAAAAGTATAATTATGTATATAATAAGCAAAAAGAGTTATGTATATTGTCTGAAGAGTATGATAATGAGTTATGTACATTTGTTCAACCTATTAAAGAGCAAAAAGATTCATTGGATCATATTACGAGAGCTTATAAAGATTATTATGACGGTATTGCTGGTAAAAATAGTACCGATGAAAACATTGAAGATAATTTAGATAAAGCATTGGGGCATATTTTTCGTGCCTATTACGACACGGCGGATTTTTTTAGCATTGTAATAAGGCGTACTTTAAGTATGCACTTGCAGCAATTTACATATAAGCAAATCATTACAGTATGGCGTGAGTATGAAGATAATCGCAGATGGTTAGTAACATTTCCTACACTTATGGCTGGATTACGAAATAATAAGGGTATAAATTCAAGTTTTCATGATATTAAAGAAAAGGTTGATGCGTATTATGAACCAATAGAGCATCTATTTGAATTATTTAACACATTTATGTTGGAAGTTTACCCTAAGTTATGCAAGCGATATGACCCGCCAGTAGACTAATTATTTTAAAACTAAATAGTAAAATATTGTAAGAGAAGATGGAATTCCATCTTCTCTTTTTTATTGCAAAATTAAAAGAAAGGCTGTCGGTTGACAGCCTTTTGTGTTACTTAGATTGTTCCATTTCGTGAGCTAAATAATGTATTGACTCATGATAAGTACACCAATAACTGTTATTAGCTCTTGGTCGGTCACATCCATCTTCAATACAAGTTGATGAACAATTTGAGCCAATCAATGAAAGTAACAGTATTACGCCCACTATAATGCCAATGGTAATCAGTTTTCCACTATTGTTTTTAGTGTTATTTGCATTCATTATTCTTCACTCCCTTTTTGTTTTATTTTACCATAATATTTTTATTTTTACAAGTAAGATTGTATATTTATCTATGTTTTTATTAAGGAGGTGTTTTGATTGTATAGAGATTGTTATTTTACCTATAATAATATATACTCAGGCGATTATAATTTAATTTTAGCTTTTATAAGTGACGATAGTAATGAGTTTGCAAGCGGGGGCGAATATGAACCCACTACTGTGACTCTCCCCCATAATGCACAACAGCTTTTATACAATCTTAATTATGCTGAACATCCACTTGAATTTTCAGTTGAAATTATTAGTCCAGAAGATAATATTCCAGCCGAAGTAATGATTGAAATTAAAAATTGGTTGTTCGGACAAGACGGTTGGAAAAAACTTTATTTGCAGAACGAAACCTCTGACTATTACCTCAACGCATTATTTATTCCTGACAGTGATATTACCGATGCACGAGGTTATAGAGGTTTGCGTTGTAAGGTGCAAAATGATAGTGGATTTTGGTATCAGGACAATGAAGTTGAGTTTAAAGGGGTTGCAACTAAACCGTCAAATACAGGACAAACATTATCTTTTGAAACTACAATTGATATTGAAGGACAACCTATCAATAACAAAATTTGTCCTATTATTGATTTAAAGATCGGACACAACTGGACAGAACATCAAATAGATTACACATTATCGAATTATAGAGTGTATGTTGGAAATAAACTTAATAAGTCTATGTTCGTTTTCGATGCGAATGTGAATTATCATACAGATAAAGATGCTGTATACGAACTGGATACTCAATATGGAATGGTAACAATGAAAGAACCTAATGAAAAAACTTTTCATTCACTCACTCCCCCATTCATTCAATACAACGGAGTTATTAAAGATAATCTCGATTATGTATCTTTATTTTGGCTTGGCAATGGTCAAAATCAGATTTATCTATACATTAAATCCGCAGATCGAACTGACGCTAAACATAACTATGCTTACGATGTTTTCGATCCCGATAAAAGCTTAGTTTTAAAGTATACTACAATGCATAGGTTGGGTGGTATTTGATGCAAACACGAAATTACGCACAAGAGACTCCCGACATGGTGTTGTATAGACAGAATAAAAAGACCTCACTTGGCTATGTCAAAAATATACACAATTGGACTGCTGATTATAATTTTGGGACAGCTTCGGAAATGAGTTTTGAAGTACCCAAAAAAGTTTATGACACTCGTACCAATAGTTGGATGGATAATCCTAATTATGATAATCTAAAGCCTGATATGCTTTTGTATCTCAATGATTCAACTGAGTATTTTAAATTTACAGGAGAAAGTTATTATGCAGATTATCTGTATAATTTAAAAGGCGGAGGTACACGAAAAGATTATGAGTTATCGTTTGATGTTAATACAGCAATTAACAATTTCAATATTAAAAACGAAACTATGCTTTTTGATATTGGCACTACATATGGTTACGAGTGGGTGTGGGGTGGCACTATTAATGATGGGGTATTTGAAGATTATTCAGAAAGCTTAGACTTGTACAAGCAAGGATGGTATACTTACCAGTATTTAGCCTGTAAAAGCTTTATACCTGTGCATAAAGGCGATGTTATTGCAACAAAATGTTTTAACGGTGACACTCTGCGGTACTCATTTAAAATTCATTACTATAAGGAAGCTAACGCAGATAGCTGGCTTAAATCTGATGATAATTATTATCATGAATCATCGAAACAACCATTCCGAAGATATGTAGATTTTACAGTAAAGGATAGCGATGGTAATGTTGAAAGCAATACTGATACTATTGACGAAGGGTATATCCGAATAAGTCTTGTATGTAGTCAAGCAACATATAGCGACAATACTTATCGTACATATATTCCCAATGCCTCTTGGGTGCAAATCTTTTCAAGAGAAAGATTGTGTACACACTTTGAAACAAATAAAAATAAAAACTATGGCATACGAAATGTATGGTGGGTTATTACTAACACAGAAGAAATAAATGATAACGGAAGTAATGCTGTGCTAAAAGTAACAGCCCAGTCTTATGAGATGACTTTATCAAAAAGAGCGTTTTCTTTATCAAACAGTACATTACCACTATTTGTGCCTGATCATATTAACGACCTTGTTACCAGTGATAATTGGTATTACGATTGTTATGGCAACACAAGACATAAACAAAAGTTTGTCCGAGGATTGCTGAATCAAATACTTGACTATCTTCCACAATGGAAAATAGGATATGTTTCGCAAGCCGTGTGTGTTAGGTATAGAACACTTGACGATGTTGATAATGCAAATGTTTATACTTTTTTAAATAATGATATCGCTTCGTCATACCAATGCTATTTCATTTTTGATTCAGAAAATATGACAATTAATATAATAGATGGAAACATAGAGACAGAAGAGCGGCGGTATTATAATACTGATGAAAAATATTTAGGCACTCATTCTAGGGTAATATTAACATGGCAAAATGCAATCAAAAATACGAATGTTCACACAACTGATGATAGGTGCATTAGTGCATTAAGAGTGCATACATCTAACGATCAATACGGATTAGGGTTAATCAACCCCACGGGAAATAATATATTGTACAATTTTAGTAATATTGAAAATCAATTAGATTATGTGGCTGATGACACTAAAAACAGAACCTTAAAAGAAGCTCTTACGGTGTGGCAAACAAACATTGAAAAACAGTCTGTAAAATATGCTAATAACGGGGCATTATTGATTGAGTGCAATAAAAAGAAAATAGAGCAAGCTTCTAAAGTGTCAAAAGCTTTAACAACATACTTAACAGTCGCAGATACAATTAATACACATCTAATAGATAAATATGGGTTTAGTGACAAACCGCTCCCTAACTCTTCAAGTGGAGAGTTGCGTTATGCTTATCAAGTTCTTGTAGATGACCATGTGCGTATTCCGAGTGGAATGAGAAACCCACCATATGATTACATCAATTACGATTGCTATTACTCCAAATCTTTATATACAAAATTGTATTCGGCAGCAGAGACATATTGGAATACAAAAAATGATTATGATAACGCAGTAACCAAATACAACATATGTTATAACAAGATGCAAACAGTAGCTAAAAAGTTTACACTGAATTACAAAACGGCACTTCAGGCAAACAAAGACGGTATTGCAACAATCCTCTCCCCCGCTGAAATTTTAGAACTTCAAAATTACATTACTGAAGGAGATTGGACAAATGACAATGTTGTATTTAGTGATACCTATTCCGCTAATGATATTATAACAACATTGCAAGAAGTAATGGTTCAGGCTAAATCTGACCACGACAATTATCTCAGCAAGCAGTGCTATGAATTTGAGATTGAATCGGCGAACATATTGACGATTCCCGAAATGAAGGATAACATTGCAGATTTAACACTTGGTACAGCACTATCTCTTGAAGTAAAAGACGGTGATTGGCAGTACCCTATTTTGCTTTCAATTCATATAAATTATGATGATGTATCAGATTTTAGTTTGACATTTAATACAAACTATTCTGCCAAACCTCTCAAGAAGAGATTTATTGATTGTTTCAATACGATTTCACAAACAAGTGTTAGAAATACAACATTTAATTTTACAGAATAATAGGTGGTGACTATATGATGATTATTAGACATTTAAGCATCGACTGTGCTTATATTAATAAGGTTCTTGAACCAATCACACAAAGAGAACACGGTGTGACTGAGTTTGAAATTGAGATTAAAAATCACGGCGCTGATATCGACCTTTCAGAATGTACGCTTGCCACCTATTATGGATTAAAGCCAGACGAACACAAAGTAGGTGTTGAGTGCAGAGTAGATAAAGATAAAGGTCTGATTTATTTGCCTTTGTATTTACAGATGACAACGGCTGAAGGTGTGCTAAAAGGTATTGTAGAATTACAGTTTCCTGAAGGTAATGTAAGATTTTCAGGCGTTAATTTTAAGGTTTCTTTTGCACCAGATGACACCAAGATTGAAAGCACTGATGATTTTAACATCTTAGAAAATTTTATCTCTAAACCGCCTACAAACGGTGTTGTCGGACAAGTGTTGTCTATAGATAATGACGGTAACACTATTTGGCGAACACTTAAAGAGTTTGACGGTGATTATGCACATTTGAGTAATAGACCTTCTATTAATGGCGTTGAACTTAACGGAGATAAGTCACTTGAAGATTTGAACATCAAGCAAACCTATACTGCTGATGATATCCCATTTGCAGATGGTGAAACCTTCCAGCAGAAATTCAACAATGGTGAACTAAAGGGACAAGATGGTGTTTCGGGCGCTGATGGAATTACTCCGCATATTGGTGATAACGGCAATTGGTTCATTGGCGAAACAGATACAAATAAACCGTCACAAGGTACAAACGGTGTGAACGGAAACGATGGTGTAGGTATTACAAAATCCGAAGTTAATACAAGCGGAGAACTTGTAATTACATACTCGAATGGAGATTCAACAAATCTTGGCAAAATCGTAGGTAAAGACGGTCTTGACGGTACAAATGGACAAAATGGTTTATCAGCTTATGAAATCGCAAAAAATGGTGGTTTTATTGGCTCAGAGGATGACTGGCTCTTAATGCCATCAGAAATTGGTGGTACATCTGCACTTCCTGTTGGTGATTTTCTCTATGCTACACAAAATTTGAACGGTTATCATGCTACTTTATTGGGCGATTCTTGGGCTACTGGCAATAACTCAGGCGTTTTCTGCTGGCATTGTACTTACGGTACCAGCGGTCGCTTTCGAGGTTTCGGCGGTCGCTTGCTGTATGTACCAACTGCTAAAGCATAAGGAGGAATGGCTATGATTGATTACGGAAAAGTAAGAAGCACGGTAAAGCCTGATGAAGTCGAAATTGACGAGTATTCGGTGTGGGTGAACAACGACATCAAAGAAATTGAGGTACAGTCAGAAAATGAAACTCATACTGAGTACGAATTTCATCAGATACGCTATACAAAGGATGAATACATTAAAATGATTAATGAGAGGAACACAACACTCGAATCACAGCTTACCGACACTCAGCTTGCGCTTTGCGAAATATACGAAGGGATGATGTAAATGGCAAAAATTTATGCGGAATTAATCCGCAAGGGATTCAAAACTATTGACGATGTGCCTGACAAAATCAGGGCGAAGGTGCAAGAAATTTTAAATAATTAAAGAGGAGGGTTTTAAAGCCAAATTATTCGTTATAGTGTACAAGTAATATTTCTATTTATGAAAATACAATGTATATATTAACGAAGTGATAAGGAGGAAAATAATGAAAACCTACAATAAAATATATACAGTACACGCTTGGAAAGACAACAACAAGTTTTTTACTGTGACACAAGGCGAGGGTGGTATCAAATATCCTCGCCTTATGGTCGTGGATGATAAGGGAGCAATCGACTTAACTGGTTCGGCAGTTACATACACAATAACTCTCCCTCGTGGTTCTGAAGAAATTGTTGACGCAACAATTATAGATGCTAAACGAGGCGTTGTTGAGTTTGAAGTTAAACCCTCTATGACTGCTTATGCAGGTGTGGGTGAAGGTGAACTTAATATCACCATTGATAACAAGGTTTTGAAAATTAGCGGTATTAATCTCACTATTAACAAGTCAACCAGTGGTCGTGTAATTGAAGCAAGTGAACAGTTTAGTGCATTATTAACCTTGATATCCAAATATTCTAACATTAATCCTGAAAACAAGGATTTGAAGATTTTGGAGAACTCTGATATTACGGACACGGCTAAGAATTATCCAAGCATTGCATATCTCCTAAATAATTTTTGGAGTAACAATAATTTGTCACTATTGAGTGCAACTGCGTATGGTGTTAGCAATTCAGGAGTAGTGACAAGCTTATCGAAAATACCGACAGCTTCGTTAAGTAAAAGATGTCTTTATTTTCCAGCAGGTACTTATAAGTGCAATGGTATTGCTTTGTCTAATATTGATGACTTGACCATTATTTGTGATAATGCTAATTTTGTATTTTACAATCAAGCTACTAATTCGACAGACGCTGCTGAAACGACTGTGCAAGGTTCGTTTTTTAAGTTCACTAATTGTAATAATTTAACAATTATCGGGGGTTGTTTCGATGGACAACACAAAGTGTCTCAGTGTATTACATTAGTTGGTTGTCAAAACAGTAATATCACAAATGCAACCATTAAAGGTGCAGGAAACAAAGCATCTTCATTTGCTGCTGGTATTAATTTAATTAGAGACTGTTCTCAGTTTAATATCAATAATGTTATTGTATCTGACATTAAGGCTGGTACTGTATCTGAGGATACATTTATCCACGCAGTCGGTATAGGAGTGTCAAGTGTTAATGGTGAGTTTAGTCAGCACGGATATATCAGCAATTCTCAAATTAGCAACATTAATGGATACAAAGTTGGCAACAAAGAGCCTGATGGAGATGGTATTTATTTAATTCAAAGACCTTCTGCTGACTGTAGTGGTGATAGTTATATTACTGTATCCAACTGCACAATTACTGACTGTGCAAAAAGAGGCATTAAAGTAAGTACAAGATATACCAACATTGACAATTGTTACATTGATATTGATGGTTGGGGTGCGGCAATTGAAGCACAATACGGTAAGATGACACTTAGAGACTCAACAATACACAATAAGTATGCAAGTTGTGTAACTCTTGATTGGGATAACGGCACTAATTATATTGACAACTGTAAACTTTATGGAGCAGATAAAACTGAAACATCTACGCATGGAGACAAATACACTGGCAATGGCATTGTGCTTAATCAGAGACTGTCTGTAACAGGTACATATTATACCAATGAACCGTGTAGTGTTATTGTACGACATTGCACAATTGAAAATGTGACAAGTCCGTTAAGATCAGGGTATGCAGCAGGATTGACTTATCAATATCAGTCTATCATTTTTGACGATTGTCAAATAGGACATTATCGTGGTGTATCTGCAATTATGTTTGATGCAAGTATGATTTCGGCAATTAATAAATTATCTTTATCTAATGTTAATTATAAGTATGGTACAACTGAAAACGAAGTACAAACTGCAAATAATCAATACTTTGGTTTGACGAATAGTGGTAATACTCTCGATATTGGTTCAACAACATATGTTAAGCCTAATCATATGCTGTACACCAATAATCTTACAGACGATTATAATAAATTGTTTAGAATGTACGACTTGTTAGATAGCGACTTTGGTGAACCAAAAGCTAATGTATCAGATGTGTTAGAGGATGCTCCAAATATTTTATCGTGTACTAATGGTACATACACAAGCAAAACCAATACTCACTTTAGTGTCGTAGCAACAGACAATACATTGAGTATTAAATGCGATACAGCATACACAAGTGGCAAGTCTTTCGTCTATGTTAAGCTTGATTCATTGGAATTGAAAGGCGGTACATATAATTTCTATATAGATAATATTACACCAGTTTCATCAGATGTGACAATTACTTTCGCAGATTCGTCTTATAACATAATTGATACATCTCTGGAGTTAGCGTTGAATAAGGCTTCCAAGTCATTGATTGTAGACGGTGTAACTAAACCTATTACATATTTACGAGTTAAGCTTGCAGCGAACAAAACAATTGATATGCAATGCACTGTATCTCTTGCTAATCGCAATAAAGTCTTAAAAGGCAATCTTGAGGCAAGAGTTGCAGCGCTTGAAAAAATAATACAAACAAAGGAGTAATAACCAATGTGGTGATTGAATGAGTAATGAAATAATTGAAATCATTAAGACTATTAGTGTATGCTTTGGTTGTGCTACTGCTATATTAACAGTGTTGACTGCTATCGTCACTCCTCTACGCCGTAAAATAATCGGTTGGGTGCGAAATACAAACAACACTAATGACACAATAGAGAAACTGAACAAAATTGAAGAAATGTTAGAGTCTCACATTTCTCTTGATACAGAGAAGTGGGATATGTCGGTTAAGTTGGCTGAAGCAGTGAAGGCAGGTTTGAGAAATAGTATCTTAGAGTTGTGTGACAAGTGCATTGCAAAAAATAGTATCACCTCGATACAAAAGCTCAATTTGATTGACCTGTATAAAGAGTATCACAATCTCGGAGGAGACACATATTGTACTGATAGATATAAACTGGCATTACATTTGCCAGAAAAGAATATTTAAGGAGTTGGTTATATGATTAACTGGACAGTAAGATTTAAAAATAAAACATTTTGGCTTGCACTTATTCCTGCGGCACTTCTGTTTATTCAGGCAGTAGCTAAAGTATTTGGGTTTGAGCTTGATTTTGGTGAACTTGGCAACAACCTTACGGCGGTAGTGAATACCATATTTGCTTTGCTTGCAGTGCTTGGTGTTGTGGTCGATCCTACAACTAAGGGTACATCAGATAGTGAACAGGCTATGACTTATGGTGAGCCTAAGTAATTAAATACAATACATAAAATTAGCACTCATCTCTTAATTGAGGTGGGTGCTTTGTAATTTAAAACAGATGAAGGTGAGGAATAATTATGACAAATGCAAATTTTATTGAACTTGCAATATCAGAGGTACGCAGGTATGTTTTAAATCACTTAGATAAGTCAGATGGTACACCTGTTTTTGACATTTTTGTAGTGTGGTCATGTAAGACTTTGCAAAACCACAAATGCCTTATTAGCACAACATTACACGATGGTATGTACTACGAATGCACATACAATGGCGATAAAAACGAAATGTATCTTGACGCATACAAAAAGTTTGAAAACAAAAAAATTATTTGTGAAAGCGAGGAATAATTATGAGTAATTCAAAACTTGTTGATTACACAAAATTAAGCCCAAACCACAGCGGTAAACGCACACACAGTATTGACCGCATTACTCCGCATTGTGTTGTAGGTCAGTGCAGTGTTGAAACCCTCGGCAATATTTTTATGAACACAGCTTGCGATGCAAGTTGTAACTATGGTATTGGTTATGATGGCAGAGTATTGCTTTGTGTTGATGAAGGTAATCGTTCTTGGTGTAGTTCGTCAAATGCAAATGACCAGAGGGCGGTAACAATTGAATGTGCAAGTGATACAACCGCACCGTACACGATGAATAGCAAAGTATACAACAAACTTGTTGACTTATGTGTTGACATCTGCAAGCGGAACGGCAAAACTAAACTGCTTTGGTTTGGAAATGAGGACAAGACGCTAAATTATTCACCAAAGTCAAATGAAATAGTATTGACTGTACATAGGTGGTTTGCGAATAAATCTTGCCCGGGCGACTGGCTCTATAACAGGCTTGGCAATCTTGCAGACGAAGTAACTGCACAGCTCGGCGGTAAAACATCAAATAAGGAGAATGAGGAAATGATTAAATACGGTTCACACAACACAGCAATACTCGCATTTAAGAAGCAGTTGATTACATTGTACAACATGAAAATCATCAAGACTAAGGTCGATAACTCGAACGGTTTCGGTGACGGTACTTTAAAGGCCGTCAAAGAAGCACAAAGAGCAGGTAACATCACAGCTAATGGTATCGTTGACGAGAAGCTCATCAATGCTATCTATCATCTTATCAATGACGGCATCAGGGCGAAAGACAGCAAAATCGCCAACGCAAAAAAGGCACTCAGCTGATTAAAACCTAAAGAACATTCAACACATAATTGCAAAAATATTCCCCTCATCCGCTGTAAAAAAGTGAGTGAGGGGAGTTTGTTATTTGTAAATTTAATGATTTTGCATAATATCGCATTTTTTGAAAGCCTGAAAGTACCGATTATATCTGACTTTTCCTGCCTTGCATTTGCCTAACATTTTACCTGTTTTTTTCTGTATTTCGGTGTATTTTAGCGTTAAAAAGATATAAAAAATAACCGCACCAAAAAGCTAAAAAATGGCTTTCTAATGCGGTTTTTTCTATGGTCGAGGTGACAGGACTTGAACCTGCGGCATCTTGGTCCCAAACCAAGCACTCTACCAAACTGAGCTACACCTCGAAATGTTGTTTAATAACAACAGCTTAATTATTATATACCATATTTTCGGATTTGTCAACATAATTTTCGTTTTTTATTAAAAATTAATTCAAATATTTTGAAAATCACCATAAAACAGACCGAAAATGCGATACAAAACAGCCGTCCCTACATAAGAAACGGCTGTTGGTGCAGGTAACCCTGACAAGTGGCTTATTTATCGGCTTTTTATGGTGTGACAGTAAAGTTGACAGTGCATTTTCGGACAGTCATACTATTGCAATGTTATTGCTCTTCATATAGCTGTCAGCTACAGCAAGATTTTCCATACTGTATTTTTGGAAAACATCACAGTATGTATCAAGCGTAATTCTTATATCAGTATGACCGAGAAGATTTTGCAGTACCTTTGCAGGCATACCTGATTCAATACATCTTGTTGCATATGTGTGACGAAGTGAATGTAAATCAACCTTTCCGTAAACACTCTTATCAAGTATATCATACTTTTTCAGCGTGTTTGCGTATTGATAATTTACCTGATTAGTTGTGACAAGTTTATCCACACTTGAAGCAAATATAAGACCGTCTTTTTTATCTCCGATACACTGTTTTAAAAAATCAGCCATATCATCATTAAAATAGATTGTACGCATACCTGCTTTAGTCTTTGTGGAATTACTTATATATGTTTTACCGTTAAGACCTCTGCTGACAGTTTTACAAACTCTAATTGTACGGTCATTAAAGTTTATATCTCCTACCTCTAAGGCGTTAATTTCGCCCATACGCATGCCTGTAAACATTGACAAAAGCATTTGTTCCGAATAGCGTATATCCTCGCTTTTGAGAACATCTATCAGCTTTTTCTGTTCATCAACAGTCAATGCTCTTACTTTTACAAGCTCCTGCTTTGACTTTGGCTTTCTGATGTTCAGCATAATGTTTTCTGTAACAATTTTCTTCCTTACAGCTTCATTGAAAACTGACTTTAAAAGCTGATATGCTTTATCCAAGTATGACTGCGAATAAGAGATTTTAGAAATGAAAAAATGCTTTATTACATCTTCCGTAATCTCACGCATTGCTAAATCATAAATAGGACTCATTGACTTTAAGGTTTCATTCTTGCGGTCATATGAAGTTTGCTTAATCTCATTAAGAGAGAATTGTTCTTCAATCATCTTTTCGGCAAGCTCATAGACAGTTGTGTTATCGGGTTCGTCAAAAAATCCTGCTTTTGCCTGAATACGATATTCAAGCAACTTATTCTTAACAATGCGTTCGGTTTTACCGTAAGCTGTCTTGCGTTTTTTCTCACCGTTAATTTCAAGCGTTATCTGACCTGCAAAGCATTTTCTGCTTTTAACATAGTATACAGAACCGTCACCGTAATCAAGTTTATTACATTTAGACTTAGGTTTTGTGCTTTTAGTGCTGATAAAAATCGTTCCTTTCCAAACCGTAAAGCACAAAAGATTTTTACTATATCAGTATTGTATAGCCTTAAATCTTTTGTGTCAATACGGTTGCTTAAATATTATGTAAATGCTTTAAATGCTCATACCCTTCTTTTCTGCGACCAGTTAAGAAAAGCATTTAGCTCAACTTTAAGATTTTTACCTACCCGTATTAAAGGGAAATCTGCTCTCAACATAATATTGCGTGCAGTAGGCAAGGAACAACCAAGTGCTTCGGCAACCTCTTTAGTACCGATGAATTTAATCTCTACACTCATATTAAGTCATCCTTTTTATCGGGAAGACTTTCTGCAAGTTTTAGAAACTCTTCACAAGCATAACGCCTGCCGTTTTCATCTTTTGAAGGTCTTTTAGAGCGGTAGTTATCTCCGTGAAGAGGTATTCCTAATTTACCTAAAAAGTATCGCAAGTCTTCAAAACTGTAGCCGTTATAAGATGTACCCATTTTTTGACCGTTACTCATGTCGATTATCCAATATCTCTGACACGCTCTGTACCGTAATGCCTTATAACCCAAGAACACCGGCTTTAATTCATACCCAGCTTCTCGAAACACTTCCTTAATACGCCAACTGGAATAATAATCATATGTCGTGATAAAGGTTAAATCGCTGAGCTCGCTACCGCCTGTGTATTCGAGAATTTCCTTTGAATCATCTTCATCACACATATTCTTTTTCTCATCATTCATATGCTACCACCTTCCGTTTCTTCTGCGTGAAAATAGGGTATATCTTCAAACAAAGCGAACTGAATGATGTAATCACATATGCGAGGTGAATTGTAAAAGTAACCGTCAATACAATGCTCACTAAGACCGTATGAGGTTGCCGCACTGTATATACAGCTATATGACTGGAGAAAATTCGAAAGAGTCATAACTCCGACTCTATCAAAAATTTTGTCATGAAATATCAGAGAACCGCCTCTTGACACTTGTTCACTATAATAAGTCCCAAGCGGTTTGTCCTCTAAAATATCAACTCTGTCGCACCAATTTTTAATACCTGTTGTGATTCCGATATTAAGAATTGTGTCAATGTCCTCTTTTGGCAAATGAACCGTATGCTTTTGTATTTGACCGTTAAAGTCCTCAAAAGCTACTAAAAGGTCATTTGTTAGCTTCCAATACTTTACTACTTCATTAAGCATATAATTATCACTCATAATCATTCTCCTTATAGAAAATTATAATATAAAAATATGAAGTAAGATAATCATATTTCTATGGTAATCAGTTTTTAGGTTTTTCGGTTTTTATTTGTGTGTTTATAAGAAATTAAGTTTCTCGGTATTTATGTATTTCGGGTTCAATATCTCACTCCATATCCTTTGAATAAAAAGTGCGTTCAAATTCTTCATCAGATACTACCTGATTATCTGTGTTACTGCTTGTGTTTATTGCCGTTAGTGTAAACGGATTGTCACTTTCGGAGATCTTATTTACAATCTCGGCAACATCAATCTTTGTAAGGTCAACACTGACAAAGCAATCTGATAAACTTTGCTGTGATAAGCTAAGAAAATTCTTTCTAAGCCAAGCCCTTATCTGAGGGTTAATTTCAAGTTTTTTCTTATGGTATTTCTTGTATATTTCATACAGAATACTCCAAAATTCAGCAACAGCTTTTTCACCCCATATAACGCTGATTTTGTATATCAAAGGGAACAAACCGCTACCGTAAATAATATGCTGAATGCTTTTATTCAAACTATTGTTAGCAGGACTTTCACAACGCAAAGCGTGAAAATTACTGCATTCAATTATTTTAAGCAGGTCGTTTGTAAAATCAGTAAAACAGCTGTTAAGAGGGTCATAAAAACGGTATCTGTCACATATTTTGCTTGCAATGAACTGCGATACAGAAACATCATCTGTTATATGTTCCAATTGCTCGGTTATTTGATGAGCATAGTTTCCTCTGTATGAAGCCTCAAATCTAACCCAACTGTCGCACTGCAATGCTTCATCAAGGCGAAAACCGTTGTTGCTAATTTGCTCCGATTTTTTATCATAAACCCGAAGTAGTGACTGTGCGTTTTCAGCCCTTGAGCCGATATAGATTGACTCAGTCACCAAATTTTTTTCAACAGAAGAAATCTTTCTTTTACTGTGTCTGTAGTTACAGTCAAGCACCTGTAGACTTTCGTCCTTTAACCTGCTGTATATGCTATGCGGTGATAAATCATAATTTTTGTAGTCAGCAGTTAAATCTATACGGCTCAGTCTGTATCTGTATAACGGACTTTCAATGTTGCTTAAAAATTTTCCGATATTTATATTCTCACCGTAGAAATCAAAATACCGCTTTTGATATACTGCCCAAGAGTGAGCAGAGAAACGAACTAATATTCCCATATGCACAAAAGTTTCGTGTAACGCTATAGTGAAATAATATGGAGCGTTCTCAATAGTAAATGCTTGTGAATATGCCTGCGGCTTTTTATCACGCATTTCTACAACTTTACCGAGCAACAATTCTATGTCCGCCTTATAGATAAATTCCTGTATCATTGAATAAGCTGTACTTTGCCAATCGTTACAAACATCATCAATCGGATAAAAGAAAACTAAAGAAAATTCATCTACACCGACTTTCAATTCTTTATCCATTCATATAATCACTCCTATAATATCGAACACATATTCGATAAAATTATATTATCCCCTTCATTAAAGTGAGGGGATTGACTTGCCGTCAGGCGGTTCGCACCTTGACGGTGCTACCGCCCACGGCAAAGCAATTACTTTTGCGGTTTAAGACTCTCATTAACTAAATGAATAGCACTTGCCTTTGCCGCAATCTGATGTCCTGCACTTGTCCAATACAGCGATAATTCAAGATTATCAAAGCGTACATAAATACGGCTGTTGCCGTCAATAGGATTGTCAATCTGTTTATCACCGTCAATACGAACGCTAAGCCTATCAAACTTATTTTCCTCAAGAATAACGATATACTTATATCCTGTAACCGTGCTTGTTCGGCGTCCATCCACATAGGCATATGACGGTATAACATCTATCAACAATAACTTACTGCCAACAGAACCCAGTACATCAATTTTTGCATTTTTAATATCCATAGCTATCTCCTTTCTGTTTATTTTGAACTTCATTTGAAGTTCTTGATTATATAAAAACACATGGAGTTGCGAATTTTGGGATACTTTGGATAGGAAATACCCCTTTTTAAGAATTTTTAAAAAATTTTTCTGCTTCTTCAAGCCACAACTTCAAGATTTGCGTTTGCTTTGCATAGTCATAATTACGAAGTAATTCCATAAGTTCACTGGGAAAGCCCTCTAAGAGATATGTACCATACAATAAGTAATCTAATGAACATTTTGTAGTGAGCGAAAATCTAATCAGATACTCAAGAGCAGTATTTCTTATGTCTGTGTACTTTTTGCTCTGAACATCACTTTTCTTTGAATGATACTTGTCCATTGTGTTTTTAGATACACCTAACAATTCGCTGAACTGTTTTTGTGTCAATTTCCTTTGTTGATGATTACAAAAATACTTGCGTACCTCATCTAATCGAGCTCTATAATCAAGAAAAAAATCTTCATCTTCATCATCAAAATCTTCGATATATTTTGAATTACCCTCTAATAAATTAAAGCAATTAAAGCAAAAATCGTTAATCTTGCTTTTACCTGAATGTTTACAAATTTTCCTTAATTCTTCAATTTCGGGTAAATTATGACCGAAAACCAAATAATCTAAAGAAACATTAAAACGCAGATGAATGAGAAATAAAAAATCAGTGGACGGAAAAACGATTCCGTGTTCAACCTTACTGACATAATCCTTTTTATAGCTAAATTCAATGTCAGTAAGCGAATAGTCACCGTAATTATCATAATCATCATCAATTTTCGGGTTTAAAAACTCAAGAAACTCATTTACAGTCTTAGGCTGACCGTTAAAGCCTTCTTTTCTAAGCCCCTTTCTCAACTGCTGTATTCTTTCTCCAATAGCCTTCTTGTATGCATTTCTTTGCATAATTATTGACAACTTTCTTGTGCCATAAATTTACACAGAGTGCAGGACACACTCTATAAGTGCTTATGTTAGAAACGCAGGGAAGAATTGATACTCAACCAAGGTTTAGATGTATCAACCACGACAAAAAAGGTATGGTTTTAGATTTTGAAAGTGTTAGGGTACAAAGAAATGTGTTATAGGGTATAGTGCAATTTTGGCTAATAGTAAAAAACGCTATTTTATCGACCATAAAAAATTGCCATAAACCACAAGAAACGACAATTTATTTTAAAGCATAAAAAATAGCCCAATCAGAGTAATGATTGAGCTATTCTTGTGCATAAATATTCAATTTGCTGTATAAATAATTATCGGGATAAAGCTGTTTTTATAACGGCTTTTGTATCGTTTATGTTTCGTAACATAGGCACAACTATTTCTCTCAAAGGCTTTCCGTCAGTTTGCAGATATCCTTTGCCCCTTGATTTTGGTTCTATCATCTCCTTATTATCATTAAATACCATTGCTATACTCTCTTTGCTGAGCGTACCAAGACCTACCACATTGCCAAAGTTATCTCGTCCTGTAATATATGTTGAATCGGCTCTTTGTAGTGACATAATGATAAAAATATTTGCACCTCGACCTAACATAAGAATGTTGGCAAGTTTTTGCTTGTAGTTATCCTGCTCTTTCTTTACGGCTAAAGAACTGAGGAAACCCGACCACTCATCAATACATAAATAAATCGGTTCATATTCTGAATTTACACTTGCATTTGCCATTCTGTTTTGTAATTCATCAAAAACACAGTCAACAGCTTCACCGACAGAATTATGCTTATAGTAATTCCGACAGTCATTAAACTCAATAAAGTCAATGCCTTTAAAGTCTGCCAAAATCAATTTGACAGACTTCTTTGCTATTTGACCTAATATGTATGTTAGAAGATAAGTTTTACCGCTTCCGCTTGGTGCTACTATCAGCATATGAGGTACAGAGGAAAAGTCCACCGTAACAGGCACTTTTACACCCTGTGAAAGAATAGATAAATCTACACCGACAGTTAATTTACTGCTATCAAACCTCATCGTCATACACCTTATCTGTTGTTATATTCAGCTGTTCATCTCTCTTTTTGGATTTGATATAATGCCTTACATCATCTTCACAGCTAATATACATCACGGCAAATTTTAGTAAATGCTGTTCCTCGTTATATACAACCTTTTCAATATATACGCTCGGTATCATACCGTAGGATTTGCTGTTGTAGTATGAGGGTAAATTAACCATGCCGTAATTAAGCAATTGAGCTTCAATATACGATTGGATAATTTGCTTTAATGTATCTTCATCAAAGTCATATGATTTTTTTGGCATAATAATCTGAAAGGTGTAAAAAATACAGTTGTCAACACATAGTGGATTGTACCCCTCTTTTAAGAGAGAACTGCAATCTTTACCAAGCGGAAGTTTTAAAAACTCGTTGTTGCTCTGTAATACATCATACAAAAAGTAAAGTAAGCTCGGATAAACGCTATTTACAACTTTCATTCTTGCTTTGTTTGAAGCAAAATTAGCTGTTAAGCGAAGAGCAGATTTGATAGATTTTCTGTCGCTCAATTCTAATACCAACAAGAAAACCACAACCAAAACAGTCATTGCAATTAGGCAGATAAACCCTGTCAGCAAATAACTTACTGCTCCTGACAAAGAAAACGGTATTCCGAGTTTGTTGCACTCTGAAAGATATTCAGAGCCGAAAGCCATAATTACGAAAAAAGCTACTGCAAAATAGGTGAGCAGTACCACCCTAAAAGATTTTTTATTCATAAAAAATCCTCCTTCATATTTTTTGAACCTCTAAAGCAATCTTTAAGTTCTTGATTATATAAAAACACATGGAGTTGCGAATTTTGGGATATTTGTAACTAATCATAACGAAACCGCAGGAAATTTTATATTTTCTGCGGTTTGTTTATTTTATAAGGTTCGCTATGGTTAAAGCCATAGCGTTATTTTTTTGTCCGATTTTTGCCGATATTCACGCTCACAAGCCTTAACCGTTTTCTATATTCAAATCGTCACCGTAGGCTTTAATTTCACATTTTGCTACGCTTATTTTATAAGTAAAGAATTGCCCTACGGCGTATCGTAAACTTGCTTCTTGACTTATGAAATTTCACTACGCTTTTAATGCTCAAAAAGCCCAGACGATGACGATTTAAACGAATATAAAAAAATCAGAAAGGAGTGAAAAATACAGCGTGAATATCTAAATCGGACTTATTAAAAGCCCACCAATTCAGAATTACCGAATATAAATTTTAATTGAAATCAACTTTCAAAGGAGAAACCATTATGAAATACTTTACAAAATGCAAAACAGCCGAAGACCTCAAAAAGGAATACAGAAGATTAGCTAAACAGCTTCACCCCGATTTAGGCGGTGATACAGAAGAATTTAAGGTAATGCAAAATGAATATGAAATTATGTGGGAACGCCTGAAAAATATACATACAAATTCAGAGGGCGAAACCTACACCAAAGAAACAACGGAAACACCGCAGGAATTTATAAATATAATCAATGTACTTACAAGCCTTTCGGACATTGAGGTTGAAATTTGCGGTACTTGGATTTGGGTATCAGGAAATACCAAAGCACACAAAGAAATGTTGAAAGAATTAAAATTCCGATATGCTCATAAAAAACAGGCTTGGTACTACCACACAGAGCCGTACCGCAAGAAAAGCAAACGAGAATTAACGCTTGATGAAATCCGTGATATGTTCGGTTCTGAAAAGTATAATCAAAGCGAAAACAAAACTCCAACATTACACAGTTGA